CTGCCAGGGTTCAGCGTAAAGTAGATCAGATCGCCTTCACGTGGTACATCTTTGCCGATATAGTTACCGATTTCTTCGTTGAAGGTTCTCTTCGCAATAGAGAATGTAACTTGATCGCGGATCTGCAGACCAAACTTAGAAAGGAATACACCGTCCCCTTCATACCCATCAACAGACTTAATGTATACGTCGACTAGATATGCAGAGTTATAGATTGACAGGGAGTCTTCGCCGTAGATCTCATCCAGATCTTCGATCTCTCTTGGGCAATAGTAAACATCGTTCCCGTACATTCTGACAGACTCAACTACCAGATCGTCGATCAACTGCTGTTCGTTTGATGCGCCAAAGTTATTGAAATACGGTGAAGCTACCACAAGTTATCCAATCATGTCAGTAACAGGAAGACTGAAGGAAGAGATCATCTCATCTTCCATCTTCTGGAGCTCGACAGTAGCATCGTCGTAAATCTTTTCGCCATTGAACTGGACGCCTCCTGGAAGTTGCATTCCAGTAAACTTAGTCAGGTTCGAACCCCACTGTCTCTTGATCAAAGTAGTGGTGTAGTTCTGAAGCCATCTATCGCCCCATGCATCGGTGTATGTGTTAGGATCAACAACCTGATAGGCTTCTACCAATAGATAGACTCCTATGTCAAGCGAACCCCAATCCATATCGATGTGTAGCTTGTTTGTATGGCGGTTGAATCGTAGAGGCTGCTTACCAACAAGAAGCTCTGTGATAAGACCAAGATGCTCCATAACCATATAGTAAGGAACCATTGAAACAGATGTCAGAGTATAGAGATCATTGAGAGCAATCTGATAACGGATATTGAACATATCATCAGACGTCATCGAAGGATCCCCAATGGAAAACACGTTTACCGCTCCCAGAACGTTCTCTGGCAGCGTGATGTACTTGTTATCTTTGTCTGTCTGAGTGACCTGATGCTTGTAGTAGATCTTCTCGGTGCCATCAAAGTGGTAGTCCCAGTAATACTTCAGAGCTTCATCGATACGATCTTCTACCTGATCGTCGTCGACGTTGATCTCGATTACCGGTTTACCTAGCTTACGGAGGCAATACTCTTTGAAAGCGGCTCTTGTTGTGGGCACAGCCATAGTGTCTCATTCCTCGGTTTCTTTTTGTCTATTTATCGAAACTTAGGACCTTGGATCCAAGACACCAGCGAACGGCGCTCGCCTTTGGTGACAGGAGTCACTCTGTGATTCAAGAACGAAGGGAACACGAGTACAGAGCCTTTCGCTTTGATCTGATCTGCTGGCACTTGTGCATACTGAGAGTCGAGCTCAAAGTCTCCGCCTTCGTATTCTGAAGGATCAGATAACTGAATCACGATCGAAAGTTTACGGTCATATGCGGTAGGATTTGCCCAGAATGTGTCACAGTGCCAATCATACTTGCCTTTTTGTTCGGCAGTATACTTTGTGTACTGAATGTCTGGAAGGTAGTTGATATCAAAACCAAAAGCATTCCTATTAGCTTCGTTTGCGTAATACCATAACGTATCAGCAACGAACTTACTCTGACCGTCATTTGGATTGATCCACCTAATCTCACTCGATCTGGCATCATTGTTGAATGTGGACCCATCAAACCCAAGACCAGCATCTGCTGTGGGATATTGATCACCAATGTCGATAATACTCTGTACTTGTGCATCACTCAACGAAGCGTGCCAAAATTGCCATAACTGATTCATATTGTTCTCACATTTAAATTACACTACATTTATTTATACAACTATAAATACGTTCAGAATACAATCTATAGGAGTAAGTATGTCAAACTTAGTAAAAATTGACGACGTTCGTATATACTTTGGAGTTACAACACCCGAAGCGCTTCAAGCTATTTTTGACTGCAAGCAGATCTTAGACGATAACGAACTACCGTATGCTAACCTTATATACCCTGATGTCAACGTATATCCTGAAGTATTTGAAAACCTAAGCACATGGGCTTTTGGTACAGACTTCACTCAGTATACCTTTACCGACTTTCCTATTATTACATGGAAAGAATACTACGACAACTACGAAGTATGTGATCAAGTAGCAACCTCGGTTGAAATGCTTGAAGCAAGCAGCCTGATCGAATTCAAAGAATTAGTAGAGTAACTTCTTCGGCCTGTTGACAAAATCACCCAGCGTTATGAATGCTAACTTAGCATCACCGCTGATTGTATACTCGTGATCTCTGGGGGCTATGTAGTATAGAGCTTTGACATCTGCTTCTTCGAATGTAAATGTTCCGAGTATATTATATACACCGGTATTGGGGGGCACAATAATGTTCTCCTTTAACCTCTTATACTCTGCAACAAATGGTTGATAGCTAGAGAAACAAAGCCATACGCTATCCCCAACATAATACTCAATTGTTGGATAGGTTAAATGGACATTCGTATTGACGTATGTCTCGCCAGTAACAACTCCCGACAGCTCGTTGTTATCAGCTCGATACTCTCTCATCTCGCCTCTATAGAGATATGTAAAGAATAAGTTCTTTTCATAATCTCCCGTGTCTGGTATCCAGTGCTTAAAATCACCATCTCTTCTGGCGCAAATGTGAACCGTAAAGCCTGTATACTTGATTTGTAAGAGAGCTGATTTCATATCTCAAACCTCTTTGGTCTGACCTTTGCACTCAGTACACCATCTTCTTGTGTCTGTTTGTAGTATGCAAGAGCTTCAATGGTATTGAGCGTCACATCGAACGTAGCTCTAAAAGCCTCTGATGCGGTTAGGTCTTGGATAGTGATTGTGTTTCTTTTCACAATATAATCTCTGAACTCAGTAGGTATGTTTTCCAATACCTCTGCTTCTAGCTTATCAAGAAAACTATCGGGTATGTCTTGATTGAACTCAGGTCTGCCAATCTGCTCGAATTGGTTTACCTTTTCCTTTGTGATAGATTCGACGTTTTCCATACCGAAGAATGTCAGGAGCTTATTGAACTGAGTTAGATCGAGTATCTGATCCAATGTAGTCTCGTATATCTTACAACCAGCTTGCTTTAGAATAGGTGTGTAGTGTCTGATCCTACGTTCAGTATCCAAACACCACCAATAGCACAGCTGGTAGTTGTGAGCTGTTTCCCATCCTTTGTATGGTAACACGCCAGGTTCATCTGGACCACTATACCAGTCTCTGATTAGATCACGACGACCTGGGATCCACTTTAGGTTGAACATGCTGAGCGCGACTTCACGCATAGGTCTTCTTAGCACTATGATGTTGGGAACAATCCCTTGATCGAGGAAGTGCTCAATAAAGCCTTCTCCTACCATGTGGCCTGTATGGACACAATGGGTTTCGGGCTTAGAGTTGAACAGCTCAATCTTATCCTTCACAAAGGCTTGGCCTATAGAAGGATCCTGTAGGTTGGCAACCCTTACTGTATGGAATCCAGGATCACCCTCATGCTCGGCATATACGTCTGGGACAGTTGACATAAGTGTCGCCAACTTGTTTGTACCAGAGCGTCCTGCGGACAGCATTATGGTGATTGTCTTCATCTTGCTCTTGCTAGAAAGTGCATATGGCTATTGTTGTATACTTCATTTCTATCGAGTGGTAGTATCTCGGTTGTCGAAGCATTATACATCATCACTTCTACTTCAGGAATAGTCTCGAGCTTTGCCCATAGCTTACCAGTGAATTTGGTATGGGTTCTATCTGAAACAAGTATCTTCTTCTCTTGGAGAATATGATACAGGTATATTTCCCGACCGATGCCTTTACCCATCAACTCATCTTTGACATGAAACTCATGGCCACGAACCATCGACTGTTTAAAGACCATCAGCCAGTTATAGGCTACAAGGGTGTCTCCATCGAACAAACCATAGTAGGATGAGCATTTGTCATCACATCTCTTGAGTGCGAAGCCTCGAATCTCCCCTATTGTGACAGTGTTCTCTCCGAACAGTCTTTTGCAATACTCGAAGTCTCTAAAATCATCAATCAACCACATATAGACACTTTCCCATTGCTCATAATCCACGCACTTGTATCCTGTGGAATACTTATGGTGACTATCTCACCCTTTACAACCTTCTTGGGGTTTAGTATCTGGCTTGGGTGACCTGCTTTCCGAATAAGTTTATCCTTATGCATGATAGCCATATCCCACTTGATAGCCGTCAGCCATCCATCCTCAATTACTTTAAGTTGGAGGGTCTTCGGCCTTTCTTGTAGTGCATGCTCGGAAGTGTAATCGAGATAGGCAAGTCTAACAGGCTCAGTCAATGCTTCATGCACCGCAAACTCTTTGACAACATCGCCAATAGCTCTTGGCATGAGAGAGGACATCAGAAACTTTCTGTAGTAGAAGTTGTCTGGATTATGTAGATAGTTTAGAGTGATACCACTGTCTTCTTCTACAAGAGAGATGTCGTCATACAGACCCTGTGCATTGATAGCACCAAACCCACAACCAGTCCCTGTATACTCAACGTGATCAGGAACAAGGATTGTATTCTTATGTCCGAACTTCTCTACACACTTCTTGAAGCTGGTCTGCTGTCCATCATTGAACCAGGGCTCGTGGACATAGATCATACCTAAAATAACGTCAAACGTTTCACCGTTAAGATCCAGATCCTTGAAGTCTTGTTGGATGAACTCCACATCGACATTATTCTCTTTTGCGATCTCACGAGCTATGTTTACGTTGCCATGGTCGACACCCACAACTCTTGTGGCACCCATCTTGGCAGCCATGATAGCAAGATTACCTAGCGCGCCAGTGCCTAGGTCCAACACAGACATGCCAGGTTTGATAATACCACTCATAATCTCTCTGAGGGATATTGTTCTGTCTCGAGTTTCTTTAAGCAGATAAAAGTGTTCGTATGGGCTGTTGCCAATTGCTTCGTCTAACATAAAACCTCTATTTGAATGGGGGACCAACAAACCACATGATCAGGGCTTTTCGTTCTCCTGATATCAGTGGTGTCACTTGGTGTGGCACATAGCCTGGGATACTATAAAACGTTCCTTTGCCTTTTGGAACCTTGCGAAGACCTTGGTCAGTCATCACTTCGATGTCACAGCCCTCATACTCTGACGGATCCGATAGCTGTAGGACCACAACCATTTTACGAACCAGGTTAGACGCAACGCTCTTTGAATGTTCTTTTTTGTCCGTATGCCACCCAACATGGCGCCCAGGTGCATCGTACTTCGAATAGAGGACACCTTGTGGCAGCGCTGATGTTATATCCAAGCCAAAGTAGCTTTCGTTTATCCGCTTTGCGTATTCGCCAAATCTGTTGAATAGGAATTGTCTCTCAGGACTTTTTTTGATAAAGCAACAGAAACCATCATACGAAAGATTAGATACTTCCGTGTCTGTCAGGTCTGGCGCCCCATCTATAGCAATTCGTTCTTCGCACAGCTCCGTAAGTTTCAACAGCTCGTCGGCTGTAAACATACTGTCGCCGGTGACTACATCATCGACTAGTTGCATACGTTGTTCATCAATGTGGTTGCAACATCAGGGTCTCTGCAAACAACCATTCTGTTTTTAAGCAGCGCTTTTACACCACTTGCGTTGTAGTTGTAGCAGGTGAATATGACAGGCTTACCACCTTCACGAACAGCTCTTGCTAGTTCTATCGCATACAGATAGTCCTGATCAGTATCTCTTTCAACATGAATATGCATTATGATGTTATCGACCTCATCAGACCGTTGAAGTATTTTCATAACCTCGACAGCGTCCTTTGTGAACCCTGCCGAGCTTCCTACCATGTCAATAGGATTGGCAGCAGTTGATTCTTTTGATAACACACTGGCTATTTCTGATACAAGTTGCTCAGATGGCTCGTCAATCAGCAAGCTGTTGAACTCAGCTGATGTTGACAGCATAACTCCATACCCACCTGTATCGGTTACCAGCATTGTTCTTTTTCCAGCTGATCTAGGCTGGCAAGCATTGATGTATTGAATTACGGCCGTAAAGTCCATCATGTTTCTTGCAACGTTCAATGCAATAGAAAGATTGGAACCTGTATGACGCTTCGCTGCTCTAATAGCCGCCGGCGTTGCCCATGGAACATATAAGACCAAAGGTTTGGATAGAGTCTGAATATACTCGAAGGGAATTTTATCCACATCTTCGTAATACATGGCGATGATCTCGGTGTGGATATCATCAACAAAACTTTGAATGATATCTTTAAGGTCTACACCGTTCTGATTACCAACAGTAATAACACGAGAGAAGCCCATACCAGTAGGCTTTAGTCTTTCTGCGAGATCAACAACAAGACCACCACTCTGTGAAATCACTCCCACACTGCCACGTGTAAACTCTCCTAGCGGGAGACAATCTATTGGGGTGTTGGCATCCCAGATGCCTGCACAGTTGGGTCCGATGAACACCGTGCCGTTGGACTTGGCTTTATCAACTATCCGTTGCTCGAGCTCACCATTACCCCTTTCACTAAAGCCTGCAGTGATGCAGATGATAGCTTTGGTGTTTATTTCTAATAGTTGATCGACAACAGGTTCTACCTCATCGACTGCTACACATATAACAGCCAAGTCTAAAGCCTGAGGCAAGTCTTTTATGGATTTGTTCTTGTCTACAAGATACACAGATCTCTTGTCTTTGTGTTTCAAAAGACCATCAGCTATCCAATTGCCCCATTTGTCTGGGTTGTTGGATGCTCCTATAACTGCTACAGTAGAAGGATTAAAGATAAAGTCAATCATAATATATCACCAAAAAATTATGTATATGCGAAGTATATCTTCCCATCACCACCAGCGGCACCAGCATTACCTCCGTACCCACCGTTGCCACCAGCGGATCCAGTATTATAGCTGCCACCAAGTCCAGCTCCACCAGCGGCTGAGCCAAAGGTGGTTCCAGTTTCTCCAGCATTCCCAGTTGTATTAACAACCGTTCCGCCAGATGCTGATCCACCACCTCCACCAGCGCCAGCAGAACCACCTACACCACCGCCACCGCCACCGGCGGACATAGATGTAAGCGCTATCGACCCACTTGTTACTGTAGATGCGCCACCTGCGACACCAGAAGTGTTATAAGCGCCTCCTGATCCAGCGGCGCCTACAGTGTATGTGAACGTCCGGCCGTTTGCTTTAACTGCTATAGAGGTGCGAGCAAGCCCACCAGAGCCTCCGCCGCCACCACTATAAAGTATAGACCCACCTTTACCACCAACAAGACCACCGCCACCACCGCCCGAAGCACCAATAGCTTCAATCACAACTAACTGGGCGCCAGCTGGAATAGTCTCAGTGGCCCCAGAAGCTGCAGATGTGTAGTTTCTATTGGTTGCAACGAACTTAGTAGCTCCATAGAAGTTACTAAAGCTGATTGTACCAGATGTAGGGATTACTACATCTGATGAGTTATATGTACCTGACGGCACATTAGAACCTCCGGAATAATATTCATTTAGTCCGATAGGGTTGCTACCGCCAAATTCAGTTTGAATTTGAGCTAATGTAATTGCCCCGGAGGTCTGCAGAGTCATTTATTAGCCTTGCGGTTGACCCAGCTGTGCTTGAGCCTGCTGGAAGAGTTTCTTAAGAACAGGATCCACCACGCGGTGTGGGAGTTCCTGTAGTCCACCCATGATGATGTTCAATTCATTGACGTCCACTGTAAGGTTCACAGTAGGAGCTGGTTGAGCCTGTTGGTTTTCAACTAGCTTCGAGTCGAGTTCTGGATTAGTAGCCATGATGTATTCTCCTTAGATTATGTATTTGCAATTGGTGCGGTTGGAACAGTATTTGACCCTGGAGGCGCCCACGGAAGGGCATCTGCATTGACTTCGACCATCGGACGAACGATAGAGTCAATTTGCTTCTGGATCTGCTCATCGATGTGAGCCTTGTAGCCAGGATTGCCTTCGACAACAGCCTGGACCCAGCTGAGAACCTGAGCTTCTGTCAGGTCTTCGTAGGATGTGAAGTTGTCAGGGTCAACCTGATCTGGTTCGAACGGCGTTGCGCCGTTAAACGTACCAGAGTTATCATCTTCATCTGTACCGGTGCATTCCCAGTATGTCTGAACGATAATGTCATTGAGTTCTGCAGAAGGATCATCCTGCTTCTTCAGACTCTTAATCTTCCATGTATATGTAAGTGCCATGTTAACCTCTAATTGAGTTGATTTGTTCTTGTAAGTTATTTATATGAGTTTGTTGCTCTTTGATTGCTTCGATCAGAAGACCTACCATGTTACCATAATCAACCGATTTAATTCCCTCAGCATCTTCGTAGATAACCTCTGGTAGAATTTCTTCTACTTCCTGGGCAATAACACCAACCTTGCGCTTTGCCTTGTCTTCTTCCTTAATGCGGTCATCTGTGCGATAGTATGTTACGCCACGTAGAGCAAGAGTCTTTTCAAGAGCGTTCTCGATAGTATGTATGTCACGTTTAATACGAACATCTGAGTAAGCAGTGATGTTACCAGAAGCCGTGATAGCACCATAGACGTAAAGACCACGGGATCCAGCTTCGCCGATCGCAACGTTAGTACCTGCAGCGGCTCTAATCATTGGCGCGCCTGTTGGGGTATCCCAAACTTGCCATACGCCGCTAGTTGCAACGTCAAAAGAACATTCGGCGCTAGCGGGAACAATAATGTTTACCGCATTGTTCCACGTAATATCACCGCGCCATGTCTGCGCACCTAAACTTACAGTGTTCAGATATGAAGTGCTATTGGGGTCGAGATAGAAACCAGTATCGTTATAGTCATAATAAATTGGCGTACGCATATCTGTGATAGCAATTGTCCTTGCATCAAGCTGCGCGTACATCGAACCGTTCACAATACACAATAGTCCGTGTGTTGACAGTTGCGATGCTGGACCGCCTGCAGATGGATACGACCACCAGAGACCATAAGCACCAGATAAGCTAGTACCATCAGCATTGCCCTTATAGGCATCGCCCATTGCGTAAACGCACTGGAAGCGAGTTGATGAATATAGACCTACAATACCATGGCCATAGTTTTGGTTAAAATAATGGAAGCCGTTCTGTTGTGATGTAGCCCAATAGGAAGTGTTATTGAGATCCATATAATAGCCAGTGTTATTGCTATCGTAGAAGATAGGAGCACGCCACGATGCGGCATTTTCGCCGTAGACAGTGCCATACATATAACCCGAGTCAAAAATCTTAAATTCGCCTGTACTAGTCGCATTATACAGAGACATATAATTACTATAGCGTCCAACAAAATCTAAAGCATCGCCACGAAAGCGTATACCAGACTCAGTAGCACCTGACGAAATAGTAACGTTGCTTAGCGTCGATCTAGTTGCAGCGTTGATAAAGAATGCAGTGTTATCGCTATCATAGAAGATGGGTGCGCGCATATCGCCGGCGGCGGTCACCACTCCACTGGAGTTAATCGTCATTGTATTGGTGCTAGAATTGTTACGGAAGTTGTGGGTGGCGTTGTTGTAGTAGTTGGCCGGATCGCCACCGCCTAGCCATAACTTTGTTGTACCGGCAGGATCGCAGAACTCCGTCCACGTGTCGCCGTTCAACCGAATTGCTGCGTTACCCGACGAGTGCTGGATTGTAGCGCCGCGGATAGTCGAAAACACCGATGTACTAGAGGGGTCAGCGAAAAACCCGGTGTTGTCATTATCATAGAAAATAGTAGCACGAAGATTGCTGCTATAAGCATTATCGTATAGTGCGAACCTGCTCCATGCTGTAGTTCCGCTGTTGTTAACAGACCTATAGAATGGATTGTTACTAAAGAAGTCAGCAGCAATCTGCATTGAGAAGTAGTTTCCATCATTGCTGTGCGTAGCAGCAATCATGTGCATCCAACTGCCATTATATGGCCAACCTTCAGCTGTGCTAACCGTATCATGTTCGTAGAAACCAGAGTCTACACGTGTAGTGAGATCGGCTCTGTTTGTAGCATCCCCAGCAAATGTTGTCTGCGTACCAAATGTCCCCGTAGGACCAGTAGGACCAGTTGGACCAGCAGGTCCTTGAGCACCTTGCGCCCCTTGTGGACCCTGCGGACCAGTTGGACCAGCAGGTCCTTGAGCGCCCTGAGCTCCTTGTGGACCAGGACCACCCGTTGGACCTTGCAATCCTTGTGGACCTGTAGGACCAGCAGGCCCCTGAGGACCCGTAGGACCCTGAGCACCTTGAGGACCTTGCGCCCCGACAGAACCAGTGAACCCCTTTGGCAGAGATGGAGTTATGCTATTCTCGACGGTTCCAAAAGATGTAGCAAATGTAATTGACCAACCATCATTCCACGTATCTTCTGAATAACCACTATAGCCGGCTTGAAACTCTGTCACGAAAACTTGAGGATACGACCATGTGGTGTTTGTCTCACCGATCCAGATACAGTTTTTAGAATTCTCGAAACCGTATCTTATAGTTCTTATTGGTTGTCCATCGCTACAGATCTGCTGAGCAAAAAGACTATACCAGCTTCCTGGACCATAGTTGTATCCACCAATTTCCCATGTCATAGACTCATTGTCAGCGTATTCATACAGCTTGACTGTCATACGCATCATGGTGCTTGTTCTATAAGCAGGGAGCTCAATCTTAATAGCGCCGGTTACCGTAGCCGTTCCTGTAGCGTAGCTCGCGCCACCAGGATGAAGAAGTCTCAAGCCACCACCTGTGCTAGTTGAAATGCCACCGGCCTCTGTGATGTTATAGCTATTCATATCTACATCAGCTAATGCAGATCCTCCCCACGAACCTGTAAAGCCAATCGGTCCTTGTGGGCCTATAGGACCAGTTGCACCTTGAGGACCTTGTGGACCAGTAGCACCCTGAGGTCCTTGAGCACCCAATGACCCAGTAAAGCCGATAGGACCTTGTGGTCCCGTAGGGCCAGCAGGTCCTTGAGGACCAGTTGCCCCTTGCGGGCCTTGTGCACCAAGAGAACCTGTAAAGCCTATCGGACCCTGTGGACCGGTCGCGCCTTGAGCGCCTTGAGGCCCCTGTGCCCCTAATGATCCAGTGAAGCCGATATTACCCTGAGGACCTTGTGCTCCGAGAGAACCAGTGAAACCAATGTTCCCCTGAGCACCCTGTGGACCTTGAGCTCCAAGTGAACCAGTGAAGCCAGTTGTTCCCTGTGGACCTTGAGCACCTAGAGATCCTGTAAAGCCAATTGCTCCTTGTGGACCCTGCGCACCAAGAGAACCAGTAAAGCCGATTGGGCCTTGCGCACCTAACGATCCTGTGAAACCGATCGGACCCTGAGCACCGGTCGAGCCAGTGAATCCAGTATCACCCTTGTCACCAGTTCTCGCAAACGTGATGATGACATCTTCTTCGTTGGTAAATGATGTTGCTGTACCACTGACAAAGGAACAACCAACTTCAAAATAATCCACCTGTTCTGTTACATACGTTATTGTGAATAAGGCAAAATCGTTTGTATCGAACTTATTTGAAACTCTAAAGTGACCCTTGATTGTAGACGTACTATCATCAATCGTTCTAAGGAACGTTTGTATGTCAAAAGGACCATCTTGCTCATCATCGATGAACATTGTGTTGGCAAGTGAAACATTTGCGTTGTTAAACTGTAATTTACCAGCACTGCCCGCACCGACGAAAGTAGATGAGTCGAACGTATAATCAAACGTGGCACCACCAAAGCTACCATCGTTACCCTTCGATCCTGTAAAGCCAATAGGACCCTGTGGACCAGTAGCCCCCTGAGGTCCTTGCGCACCGGTCGAACCATTAAAACCAGTCGTTCCCTGTGGCCCTGTTGCACCAGCGGAACCAGTGAAACCAATAGATCCTTGAGGTCCTGTTGCACCTTGTGCACCGACAGAACCGGTATAACCTTGAGGACCATATGCATAAAGGGCCGCAGTAAAGAATGTTCCGGCAGCAGAGCCATTAATATTCTGTGATGTTGGGTTTGCAGTATAAGCAGTTATTTCTACGTAATCGGTGGACCCATCGAAATAAGCAATAGTCGATACTGACTGCGAGAGCCCAATAACGTTAGTAATTGTATCTTGAGTAATGGTTAACTGAGTAGAACCGTTTTTTCTGATCTGGACATTAACCTGATTATTTGTAATACTGCCGGCGTCCCACCATACAGAAGCATCAAGACTATAATATCCAGCAACCGTTGGTTGGAACTTATTAGATGCAAACCAACCGTTAGGATCAAAATCATCAACTAATGTAACGACAGCATCTGCACCGGAGGTGACTGTTTGTCCTGAACCATTCTTAGTAGCGCGAACAACATACGAACCTGGTGTAAGCTGGCCGCCGTCAGTGCCCTTAGATCCAGTATAACCAATATCACCCTTAGAACCAGTAAAGCCAGTATTTCCCTGTGTGCCCTGCGGACCAGTTGCACCTTGCGCGCCTTGCGATCCAGTGAAACCGATATTACCCTGAGGCCCCTGAGCACCAAGAGAACCCGTAAAGCCGATAGGACCTTGTGGACCGGTCGCTCCTTGAGCGCCTTGAGGCCCCTGCGCACCCAACGACCCCGTGAAGCCAATCGGACCCTGAGCACCCGTCGAGCCAGTGAATCCAGTATCGCCACGATCACCGGCTACAATAAACGAAATAACAACATTAGAACCATTTGCAAGAGGAGTAGAGTTACCAGAAACATATGCTACAGGAACATCAAAATGGTTGCCGTGATCAATATGCGTACCGGTGATATTGAAAACAATAAAGTTAGCAACATTGGCTTCTTCAGTAAGTTTAATCGATCCCTTAATATCTGAAGTCGAATCGTCAATTGTCTGAATGAACGATGTAATATCAACAGCATTCCTATCAAAAATAGAAATACCCATTACTTCCGCCTGCGTAGGGTTCGTATTCGTTAATAGCACATAGCCGTTTGCAATGTTTTCAATAAAGGTATCAGTCGACCACTGGTAGTAGAATGAAGCACCACCAAATCCGCCATCGGCTCCTTTTGAACCAGTAAATCCAGATACGCCTTGTGATCCAGTAAAACCTTGAGAGCCAACAAACCCTTGGATACCCTGCGATCCAGTAAACCCAGGATTGTTCGACCAGTATACCGCACTACCGTTTGATACTAGCGCTTGGCCATCCGTACCACTTGATCCATTAGCTGAAATGGATCCTACGCTCAGTGATGTAAGATTGGCCCCTACTTCGAAAGATACCGAGCCGTTGGAAGAGAAGACTTTTTGATCAGTAAGATTGACTGCAAACTCACCAGCATCAATAAAAGCATTGTTACTTGAGTTGGTTGTGTTTGGCGTGCGACCAGATATGGTGGTGCGCTTGAACTGAATCTTGTTATTAGCCATGTGGCTCTCCAAAGGTAGATATATATCTTACAGGCCAACTATTTAGTTGACTTTATTCCAATTCTATTTATAATGGTAACATGATGAAGATTGCTTTTATTGATACACTAGGCCTGACATATGACGGCTCCACACTCTCGAAGAGAGGTCTTGGAGGATCTGAGTCCGCCGTTATTCGTATGGCCGAAGAACTTACCAAGATTGGCTTTGATGTTACAGTCTTTAACGATTGTACATCTGATGATTCGAATCCAGGTCGTTATGATGGCGTTAACTATTGTCCTTTGAATGAATTACATTCTGGCAGCGGATTCGATGTATGTATAGTATCACGTTCAGTAAAGCCGATTGCAGAAGATTGGCATGTAATTCAAAAGTCGCGGCATGTCTGCCTTTGGATGCACGATACGTTCTGTGAAGGTGACGATCAGATCGAATATCTTGTTAATATCGGCAAGCTCCAAGAGATCTTCACACTCTCCGACTGGCACACGGGTTATGTCACCCACTGTGATCATGGATTCCGCCGTAACTTCGATGTTTTGAAGAATCATATTTTCATGACTCGTAATGGTATCGGCAATATGAATCCTGGCTGGATTGATGTCCGTGACAAGGATCCAAACCTGTTTGTCTTCAATGCATCTGTTACAAAGGGTATGATTCCTCTTGTGAAGCAGATCTGGCCCGAAGTGAAACGTAGGATCCCTGAAGCTAGGCTGAAGATCATCGGCGGCTTCTACAAGTTCCGCGAAGCAGCTGGTCCGGACCAGCAGCAGAAGGACTGGACTGAGCTCATGCTGCAGTATGGTCGTGATATTGAATTCACTGGCGTGATCACTCAACAAGAGATCTCAGATATCCTGCGCAAAGCATCCTACATGATCTATCCTGTAGGCTTCCCAGAGACGTTCGGCATCTCGACTCTTGAAGCCCTGGCTCACAACGTTCCGTTGATCACATGTCAGTTTGGAGCTCTTGAAGAAACTGCAATTGATCTGGCATCATGGAAGATCAAGTATCCTGTCGAAAAGAACTGGGCGATGCAGTGGCTCAACGAAGAATCGCAAGTCAATCTGTTCGTCGATAAGGTCGTAGAGGCCTACAACACACCCTACCTACATCAGCAGAAGATGTATGCATGCAATCAGATCAAAGATATCTGTACATGGGATACCGTTGCCCTACAATGGAAGCAACATTTGTATAAGAAGCTCGGTGAGTATCTGCCAATCTATGAATACCGTAAGGTGACGAAGATCAACGACAAGGTTCGTAGAGTCTTCAATCGGCGCTTCATAAGCCCCGAAGAGCTACAGCCAGCAAAGATCTCAGATGAAAAATCTATAGCAGTCATTACACCTGTCTACAATGCAGAGTCATACATTGAAAAGTGTATCAGATCAGTAGCTGCACAGGAATATACCGACTATCACATGTATATTATCGATGACTGCTCAGGAGACAATACAGTAAAGATCGCAAGGGAAACTATTGCCTCTCTTCCAGTATGGCAACGTTATCACTTTAGTGTTTTTGAAAACGAAGAGAATGTTGGAGCTGTTGCAAACCACTTCGATACGATTAAGCAGCTAATAACAGAACAAGTCGTTATACTTCTTGATGGGGATGATTCGCTTGTCAACGATCCCAACATCTTCCATATGTACAACAACCTCTATCATGAAGGTGCAGAGTTTACATATGGATCGTGTTGGTCAATGGTTGACAACATTCCATTGATTGCACAAGAGTATCCTCCGGAAGTCAAGGCCAACAAAACCTATCGCGACTATAAGTTCGCGTGGAATATGCCATACACACATCTGCGCACGTTCAAGTCATCGCTAGTCAAAACCCTGACAAGAGAGGATCTGCAGATCGATGGCGACTGGCCAAGAGCTGGTGGAGACACTGCGCTGTTCTACTACCTGCTTGAGAAAGCTGATCCAGAAAAGGTTGTCTGCGTGACAGATATAGTGTACAACTATAATGACATGAACCCCCTGAACGACTACAAGGTCAACTCAGATGAGCAGACAGCAACTTCTCAGAAGATTATTGCTAAACCATCTCCATTTGCTCCAGGACAGATTGATCTGAGACCCCTATGAAAAAGATTCTAATTGCAATCCCAACAGCCCGCTACATCGAGGCAGAGACCTTCAAGTCCATCTATGATCTAGAGGTTCCGGAAGGTTATGAGGTTGAGTTTCAATACTTCTATGGATATAGAGTCGACCAGGTTCGCAATCTGATTGCAGACTGGGTTGTTCGTGGCTTCGACTATCTGTTCTCTGTCGACCACGACATTACATTCCCATCAGACACACTAAAGAAACTTCTTGCTCACGACAAGGATCTTGTATCGGGAGTCTATAGACAAAGACTCGAGCCCCAGATGCTTGAGATCTATGAGCCGTTTGGCACACGTATGTCCACCGAAGATCTTTATTCCAGAGATTGGAATCTTGTCGGAATCGGAGGCTGTGGCTTCGGTTGTGTGCTTGTCAAGAAACAAGTTCTAGTAGGTGTGGGATATCCACAATTTGAATATCACCATGCTCTGAATCACAACGATACAATCAGCGAGGACACAGACTTCTGTAAGAAGGCTATATCCAAGGGCTTTAGTCTGTGGTGTGACCCATCTGTACTATGTGGTCACATTGGATCCACAACGATGCATGTAGAAGTTCCAAAGGTCAATCCAGTCGAAGCAAGACTGAGAGAGTTGTCGCTCAGAGATGATCAGCCAAAAGATCATGTGGACTATCTCAATGGCATGATGCTAGAAGGTGTTCAACCTAAAGTCATTTACGACATTGGTGCCTGTGTAATGCACTGGACAAAGGAAGCTAGGAAGATCTGGCCAAAGGCCAAGATTGTAATGTTCGATGCAATGGATCATGCTGAGTTCTTATACAAAGAATCGGGCTTAGATTACTATTGTGATGGTCCTGTGGGAGACTTTACGCGTTGGGTAAAATATTATGAAAACCCAATGGATCCTGCTGGCAACTCTATCTTCAAGGAAGACACACCACACTTCACAGAAGAACATGCGGTCGACAAGAAGATGAGGTCGCTCGACGATATCGCATCTGAAAAGGGGTGGGCCAAACCTGACCTTATCAAGATCGATGCGCAAGGCGCCGAATTGTTGGTTCTAGTCGGCGCGGAAGAAACACTCTCGGAATGTCAAGACATTATCATAGAGATGCAACACCAGGAATACAATCTAGGTGCGCCACAAAAAGAAGTGGTGACTGAATACCTGAATTCTATGGGGTTTGAGCTAGTTGATCAGATCCATATCGGACAGGTCGATGGTGACTACCACTTTAGGCGTCAGAAGGCTTTGCCTTCTTCTTAATACGCTCAAGTTCCTGAACAGTTTGTTCGTGTTCGGCTTGGAGGCTGGCGAGACTCTTTTCGAGTAGCGCCAGCCTCGCTTCGTGAAGAACGTTTTTACTTACGGCGTCATGGAGATTCACTGTCAGACGATTGATGTACTCATTAACAAATTCAGCTTCCATTATTAAAAGGCTCCCCCATCGAGTGTTCCATACACTACCGATGTTCCGTTTGATTGTAGAACGTAGCCGTCTGTTCCGACAGCCAGGTTTGTCATTCCGTTAGTTGAGTTGCCTACAAGGATACCACCATCTGTCAATGTGGACAGCTTGATAGTGTTTGCAGAGATGGCAACGTTGATAATCGAGTTAGCAGTGATGTTGAAGTTGCTGCTATTCGAAACCAGAGCTCCTGAGTTTAGGTAAGCCTCGAGAACAGCTGTTCCGTATCCAACCCCACCAGTATCAACTGTTGTTGAAGGCTCTACTTCGAGAGCTGTAAAGAGCTTGTATATGCCGTCCGTAGCGTCACGGAACAAACCAGTATAACGCGTGCCACCATTGGTGTACATACCGTATAGACCAACGTCGACGATGTCAGCACCGTTACCGTTAGCTAACTTGATCAGTGGATCTTCGATGGTAAGGTTGGTGGTATCGATTGTAGTTAGTGTGCCCGATACTGTCAGGTTACCCGAAAGCGAAAGGTCTGTAATAGATAGAGCGGTGTTAACATGGATACCAGATGTGTTAACTGTGAGTGTGGATCCAGTAGTGACACCAACAGAATCTGCTGCAACGCTAATACCGTTTGCAGCTGCAACATTGAGAGTCAGATCACCAGTTGTTCCACCACCAGTAAGACCGTCACCAGCAACAACTGATGTGATGTCGGCAAGGGTGTTAGCCCAGTATACTGATGAGCCGTTCGAGTGGAGAACCTGACCAGCTACACCAACTTCACCGTTTGCGCCAAGGCCGATACCGGCGCCGACAGTTACCTGAGTGGCGTTTGCAATGAAAGCTGTTCCGACAGACACGGCCGCTGCGTTGACAAGGCCAGTTGTGTAAACACCTGTGCCGTTAGCAATAACAGCTGAACCAACGGTAACAGCAAGAGCATTGACAGTAGCACTTGCAAACAAGTTGGCTGTCGTGATTGTGGTACCGTTCGCTGTAGAGAAAACAGTGGTGTTACCAACAGCAAAGTCGCTGGCGTTAATCTTACCGCCAACGCCCAAGCCACCAGTGATTACAATTGCGCCCGTAGTGTTGTTGGCACTATCTATGATGCTAGTGAATGTGTGAGTGTTTGTCCACGCATAAGTTGCGTTGACGTTAATCGAGACAGCGCCCTGTGGAAGCCAGTATGTGTTACCACTTGCATCTACCGACAGCAGATAGCCTGCGCCAGGGCTTGCGACACCGTTCGCTGTGATTGTCTGAACAACAACGTTACCAGCAATGACCTTGTCGATGCCGGAAGTAGAGTTGGCTACAAGAGCCTGGTTGGCAGTCAGCGTACCAGGGCTTCTTGCTCCGCCAATTGCTGTAACTCCACCGAAGTTACCAATGAAAAGTACGTCTGAGTTGCCAGAAAAGGCTAGTTCACCGTTAGATAATGATGTAGGAGTAGCTGTAATTTCTGACCGTTTAATCTGAATTAGATTGGCCATCTTCTATCCTTTAAAAAGTTCCTCCATCCAATCCGGATGCACCAAGGTCGATTAGTTTAACTTCATATTTATCTAAACTAGCATTGTACACTAGAGTAGCACCTTCGACCACATTGGTCTCCACAACATCAGCAATATCCTCGATAGATCTGATCTCATTAATTTGATTCTTTAATGTAACGCCAGGAGCGGCCGAGTTCAATCGACCGTCAGACTTTGCTACAGCTATGATGCTATTGCTAACTCTTCCTGTGAGTGAAGCTCTTAGTGCCATTCTTACCTCGTTACTTGAGGAGTGATCGTCACGATACCTTCGATCAATCGTGATACTGTGCCATCACCATCTGTGAGCTCACAGTCGTATACGTATCTACCAGGAGATATGTTGCCCGTGACAGCAGCGTTCATTGACAGGGTCACAACACCCGAAGCGTTAGCAATAGACACAGTGAAAGAATGAGCATTAGTAGATGTGTAGTGCTTACGCATTTGAGCTGCACCAGTGTAGCCAGTCAGATCAACAGGATCGCCGGCATCATCAGTGACGTCGATAGAGGTGGAGTAGTTAGCTCCTTGATCTATTGTGATGTGTGCCTTAATTGCCATTTGCTATTCTCTTATTCTGGAACTGGGTTGCCATTTGTCGATGCGTATAGGGAAAATGTACTGGTTGCAACTGTTACCTGAGTTATTTTGTGTCGAATTGTTGCACCAAGAATTGCAAAAACCGATGAATTGAACTCATTTGCAAAAACTCTCCAAACACGAGTAGTGGCAAGATCTAACCACGTATTAAGTGCATCACTTGTACCCTCTAAAAATTCGCCGCTTTGTTGTTCTACATAAATCTCGTACTGATTCGAATTAGCAGAGTTCACAATCCAGTCGTAGCTTGAAGTACTGCCATAGTCATCATAAAGCACAAATCCTGAAGAGTATATGGCCCAAGCCGCTTCAATGCCACCACCAAAAGTTACCGCAGTCGCACCGTCATCGCTTAATTGAACTTGATCTACGAACCCTTTCCAAGTACTTCCATTCCAAACTTTGGCATTAGTTGCCTGTATCCATGCTGATCCGTTCCAAACATTAAAAAGCGCGCCGGAATCATCGTATGGAAAACCCACCGAGTTATTCACTATTGCCCATGATGATCCGTTCCAATAGTGCATTGCCATTAGATTTGAATCCAGATATCACCAGCTGCTGAAGCGGTTGGTTGTGTAGCAGATACAAACACCTGACCACCGCCAGTGTACCCACTAGTTACGTGACGTAGAATTGGAGCTGCAGCAGCCGCTGAGCTACCTTGTGATCCAGTGAAGCCAGTCGGACCTTGTGGCCCCGTTGGACCAGTAGGACCAGCAATACCCTGAGCACCCTGAGCACCTTGGGCACCCTGAGCACCTTGCAGGCCCTGTGGACCTGTAGGTCCAGTAGATCCCGTTGGTCCAATCGGCCCCTGCGGCCCAATTGGCCCCTGCGCACCAACAGATCCTGTAAAGCCTATAGGACCTTGTGGACCTGTAGGCCCCTGAGCACCACTAGTTCCTTGTGAACCCGTGAATCCGATTACACCCTGAGCTCCTTGCGGACCCGTAGAGCCGGTAGGACCAACTGGTCCAATTGGGCCTTGTGGTCCTGTGGCACCTAAGGATCCAGTAAAACCAATTGGGCCTTGAGGTCCTGTGTCGCCACGAGACCCGGTAAATCCTATTGGGCCCTGTGGGCCTTGTGGTCCAACAGGACCAACAGGACCCTGGGGTCCTAACGAACCTGTAAATCCGATGATACCCTGTGGTCCTTGAGGACCTGTTGGACCAGTAGGACCTTGAGGTCCTGTAGCACCTAGCGAACCTGTAAATCCAATAGGACCTTGAGGACCTTGCGCGCCGAGTGAACCAGTAAAGCCAATAGGACCTTGAGCACCCTGAGGACCGGTCGGACCGACTACTGTGGAAGCTGAACCAGTAAAGCCAATTATACCTTGACTTCCAGTGAAACCAATAGAGCCTGTGAAGCCCCTTTCACCTTGCGCGCCGACTGGACCGACATACGTAGTCCAATAAAGACCAGCAGCGTTAGAAGCAAGAACTTGACCGACTGTTCCTAAAGAGCCGTTCGCATTGATACCACCTGCGATTACCGCATTACCCGAGATACCAATAGCTGCTGCATTGATCGTATTAGTAACAGCAAGGTTAGCCCCTACCGCTACGTTTGCAGTCATAGAAACATCATGCCCGAAGATCGAGTTGGTGCCGGCACCGACAACAGCAATACCATTTTCTACTTTAAATCTTGTATTAGCCATTTGTCCCTACTTTACTTAATCAGATGTGCAACGATTTTAACTGCTGAATTGCTTCTTAGCTGAGCCATCGTGATATCTACGTTAGCCCCATTAACAGCTGCAGTGAATGTTCCGAGAGGCGCTGTTGTGTTTGCTCCACCCGATGCCGGAGGAGAAGCCACGACACCATAGACAGCAACATATGCGTCTGTTCCATCGTGAGCGACGACCATCTCAGCAATCTGGTTGTTACCAGCGTTTGTCGCTTGAACCATTAGCTTACCTGTTCTGTAGGTAGCCTTGGGGAAGCTATAGATTAGTCTTGGCGAAGCTAATGTTCCGATGTTACCGTTTGCGACTACATCGATGACATAGTCTGTGTTGAATGTAGCTGCTCCAGTGATTGCAACCGCATTGGAGAATGTAGCATTGCCTGTGACAGCAACCGCATTTGAGAAAGTAGCGTTACCTGTGACAGTAAATGTATTGGATAGCGAAGCAGCTCCAACAACACCCAACGCTCCACCTATGTTTGCAGCACCAGCGATGTTTGCTGTGCTCGAGACATTAATGAAGCCTGTTACGGTTGTGTTACCAACACTAGCTACGTTTGCTACAATCAACTGACCGTTAGCTACCACGTTTGCTCGGAAGCTCGCCACTCCACCAACGTTAGCAGTAGTCGATACGTCAAGGAAACCGGTAATACTCGAATTGCCAACACTTATCGTGTTCGCAACAGTTAGCTGACCGTTGGCTATGACATCCGATCGGAAAGATGCAATGCCTCCAACGTTAGCTGTCGAAGATATGTTGATGAAACCAGTAAGTGTTGAGTTGCCAACACTAATAGCATTGGATACTAGCAACTGACCGTTAGCTACCACGTTTGCTCGGAAATTGGCTACACCACCCACGTTGGCAGTAGTCGAGACGTTAATAAAACCTGTGAGCGAAGTGTTGCCACCAGCAATTGTTGTTCCTACTTGTAAGGAACCAGCAACATTAGCAGATGATGAAACGTTAATAAAACCGGTTACCGTTGTATTGCCGGTCGCAAGTGTATTGGCGATTGTTGTAGCGCCGTTAGCAATAAAGGTTCCACCCACACGAGCGTTGCCGGAGACGTTTGCTGTGCCCGCGACACCAATAGTTGCATCAGGAGTAGTTGTTCCAACCCCTAGTCTATCATTTGCTGCATCAACAAAAACAGTATTAGTATCGAAGTTGACGTTACCTGCAATGGTGTGATTAGCGCCAGAGATAACAACATTGGCCGAAATGGTTACTAGGTTACCAGCAATAGTAGTATTGGTTGATGAAGAGTTGGCAGCAATCGCAATTGCTGTGATAGATCCATTTGACTTGAACGACTGAGTGTTCGAGGTAACTGTTACCACTCTTGCGGTTGCAACGACATTTGATGTAATGTCTAGTTGCGTTCCGTTAATAAAAACGTTCGCGCCAGTAGCTGCAATGTTTGCTGTGAATGTAGTATTAGAAGCAACATTGACTGCTGCCCCTGTGAATACGGTATTAGATGTGATGTTTAGATTAGCAGCAGTGCTAGTAGTGCCACCACGAAGAGCTGTTTCAGCGATCAGTGTGTTAGCAGCAAAGCTACCATACAATCTTGCGTTACGCTGAGCTGCTGGCGTACCAGTGTTTGCAAACGTACTGTTGGCAGTTATAACTTCTGTCGACAAGGCGTCGAGCATCTTGTTGGATTGCTCAACCCAAATGCCGAATGTTTGTGTGGTAACGTCAACGTTTGCTAATGGTGGTATAATGGCCATCTTAATTCCTGTTAATAACTTGGGCCAAAAGGGCTTTGATTTGAGTTAGCTCATCTTTGAGGTTATTCACTTCCTCAGAAACTTCTCGAGACCTTTTGTCAGACTCACGTTGCCCAACAATAGCCTTATAGTAGCTATCATCTGTATTTATAATAACACCCTGAGAGTCTCGAACATATGACACTATGCTGACACCCCAATAACTTGAATTTGATCAATCTTTGGAGCAAGATATGTGTTGTCTGCCAGGAATACAATCTTGATCTGCATTGCATTGAACTTGTCGAATGTCATCAGAGAAGAGTTGTAGTAGCGACACACGTTGTCGTTTGTGATGTTGTTGAAAGCAGTGTTGTAGTATTTGAGCCTATCGACCTTGAAACCCGATCCGACAACATTGTTATCAGCAATAACTGTTTCTAGCTGAATGGCCGAAGAGTTAGCAGCTGATACAACATCAATGATGTAGTCTTCAGGAATCAAAGGATTGTATAGCTTTACAACATCACCCGCAGCTACATATGAGGTTGGAGTGACACCAGCGGCTACTATACTGTTGCTGCTTAGAGTTGTAGTGAACGTGCCAGGTAGGACGTTGGCGCTATCTGCATATAGTGGTAGGCCTAGTTCATATTCTACGAAATCATTTTGATCGTCCTTCGAACTGAAGCGACCAGCGTTCTCTTTATACACAAGTGGAGTCCAAGCACGATCGTCGAACGCGTCTGGATCCGCTGAGTTGTGAACTCTCGTATAGACTTTAATATCTGTGTTGGCTGGTCTATATGCAGTCATGTACACTCGCACATCTTCGGCGAATCTATTATTAGCAAATGACACCTTAGTGGTGACGTGCTTGCTCTCTGCGTTGTAGGGACCAGCAACTTCTGAATCAATCACAACAGAGTTTGCATCCGTAGTTGTATATGTGTTCGAGATCACGTTTGTGATGACAAACATATCTAGTTGAGCTTCGTCGATAGAAGGAGCTATGTAGAGCTCGACGTTAGATGCATTGACGGTCAATGTTGTATTTGCAACTACAGATGGTCTATTCACACGGAAGCCACCACCGTCAAGGGCATTCGCCTGAGGTAGGTTAGTGTTATCAATTTCGAGCGAACGAGATTGGATGTAAGCATCATACTGGTTGATATTACGCAACGTACTCTCGTTAAGACTTAGCTTGACCTGGTTGTTGTAGCTGAACAGATACGAAGCACCAGACTTGTATGCAAACGTCAGCTTCTCGTCAATCGTGCCCTTCGAAGGCAGCGTCAAGTCGGTGTTCAGCTTCACGCGGTCTGCCGAAATATTATCTACAGAGGTTATTGTACAGTTAGCGCGCGAGTCTTCTCCATAGAGAAGGTTACTATTTGCTTGGAATTTGAAATCTGTATTGGCAGCATTCGAGCCTTTGAGATATAGCTTTCTACGAGCGGAGTTGTAGTAGTGGACCTGTCCAACCGGTGCGAACATCCAATTGGTTCCTGTGTTCGAATGAACAATTGTCGACGTGGTCTCAATGTAAGAAGAGTTGACTACATTGAGAACTTCTACTACATCTCTAAAAGACGTGTTAGACCACAGCACGAGCTTGTTACCAGAAACGATACCAGCAGATGAGAAATCAGCGCCTTCCGATGCTGTAGACTGGATAACAGTCGTTCCGGAAGTAAACTGTACGTTACCGGTTGAGTTAGCTACTTGCTGGAATACGTATTCACCACCAATGAATCTTCCATTGACATTGCCAATAGTAAAGAATTCATAGTTGTCAGGAACATACGCTTCTGTAACTGTATTATCAACATACTGAGCACACTTCAAAGCGAACTTGAGATCTGAGTCAGACTGAGGCTTATATGTTCCGGCATTGGTGGAAAGGTACAACTTACCATCCTTGACTAGGTTAGAGCCAGGAGAAGCGTTGTTGGTTCCAACCAGCTTATCGCCTAGTCTATTAGTCCATAGCTCAAAGGCTGGATCTTCAAACGTAATGATGATGCCATAGAATCTTCCTGTAGGCACCGTCAATGACTTGTTGAAGCCAAATGTTACAGAGCTCGATGCGTCACTGAACCCTGGAGAAATTTCGTTGTATGACTTGATGCCATACACTCCGGCGAACACCTTCGACAGATCAGGTTCGTTTTCTGTAAGCTCACATATACGCACGATGACGTTTGGATTCGTCTTTCCAGTCACACCGGGCACAATAAACAGAGGCTTAAAAAACAGATCGACAGATGTCAGCGTTACCGTCCCACTCTTGTTGACGATATCGGGATCTGCATAAAACGTCTGAATCATGCTAAAGTTTGTAATAGTTTCAAATGAGTTATTCATTAGAATCCTCTGTCTTTAAATACTGTTCTTATTTATTGTGCTTTTGAATGGGCTCAAACCTCGTGGAAGTTATTTTGGGCTACCCAATCTCTAGCACCGCCACCGCCACCTGGTCCATTATCAATCCTATCCACAGATGGAATTGCTGCTGGTTGAGGAGGAGCATTAAACACTCTCTTAATGTAGTTCTTAACCTGGATTAGAGATTCAGAGAACGACGATCCATCAGTGTTGACAACTCTTACTGCCTTACTTGCCGCGACCATTTCTGTCGCCGCTGCTGCCTCTGAAGTAACATCAACCGATTCGATAGTTGGGTAGTAATAGTAAACGAAGACCATCTCACCGTTGCTATCGGTCTGCAGACCACCACCTAAGATTTTACCAACTTGCTTACAAGAAGCAGTCTTGTCAGTTCCCTCAACAAAGAACTTGTGAGCTGTGTCGGGTCGTAGGCCAGTTAGTTTGACCTCGAATGCTTGCTCACCTGCAATCACTCCTGGATCGTTTGGATTGATACCTGGGCTCGCTGGGTTGAATAACGAGAAGTTAAAGTTGATAGGGGACATTGCTGGAGCTCCAATGAAGCCCCATGATCCGTTCCAGAACGACATATCGAAGCCGGTTGTTGGCGAGAAGCCATTGACGTAGCTTTGCTCGGTTTCTGTCACATCGGCAGGATAATATAGCTTGAAGCCATATGTGCCTGACTTGCCCTGACCACCATGGTTTTTGCCCTTGTACACACGGATCTTGTAGTAGCGGCCGCTAGCTGGATTGTGTGTCCAAAGTAGCTTGAGCTGATCTTCGTGCCAGATGCTTGTTCCAGTGAAGTAGTATCCCTTAGCTGTGAGAGATCCAGGGTTCTCAATCTTACGACCGCCATTCAGTACACGGAGGCCATTAGTATCGATATCTGGTGTCGTGATAGCCTGAGCATCCGATCCAGAGTTTCTTACAACATTTGTCCATGGACCGTTTTCTGATTGGCTTTGATAGATCAGAACACCGATGTTATTATCTCGGCTGTTAATATAGAATTGAGCCGCACCACTAGATTCGCTGAATGTATAGAAGTACTCGTCAAAGTAAACACCTGTGTCGGAATTCAGTCTATTCTTTTCGCTTTCGATAACAGCTAGTGTCTTGGTAACAACCGTGGGAGCTGTGTTTTGCTGCGTGACAGGTGTAACTGTAATCGTACCCGTTGTGATATCATTATTACCAGCAGGTGGCATTGGCGGATACACAGGTGTGACTGGTATGACAGGACCGCTTGTTGCGTCTGGTTGAGCTAAGAATGTCTTCTCGATAAACGGAAGTGTGGTTGTAGCTCCGCCACTGACAGGCACCAACGGAAGGTTGATCTCTTCTACTCTTGGCGACAGATAGCCATCGACGATAGCCGCGTTGTATTGAGGATTAGAAGTTTCCGCATAGTTATAGTCGTTGAATCCGTCAACGAAGAAGCCAAACTTAAATCTATCGATGTTAGAGTTAGCAGAGCTCGGAATCACTCTCTTTTGAGTTTGAGCCTCTACAAGAGTATAGGCAACATAGCGCTCAAGCGTCTGTAGACGTCTGTCAAGCGCACCAATGTCAACCATTGTATATCCACGTGGTTGTTCAACAGAGCGCTGAGCATCGTTCATAGGAGCTTCTACACGGTAGGCAAGCATTCTACGATTGCTGTATGTTTCATTCGCCATCTTGTTATTGAAGAAGTCGAGCGTTTCAGCTGACAGTTTCTTAGGATGTGATGGGTATGGTGGGATCTGTAGAATGTTGATCGTCATCGCATCCGAAGGCGCGGCTGGCGGATCAGCGGATCCTGGTGTGCCCTTCATGATGCTGAAGTCGCCCGTCTCATCAATGATTACACGATCGGTACGACCAAGGTAGTACTCGATAATGCCGGTCAGATTCGAATCAGGGGCAGGGAACTTCTTGTCCGTTGTACCGAACTTATCAGCTTCTGCCCTTTCTTCTGGATTGATAGGAGCTGAGGCTGCTGTAGCGTTAGGTGTTGCATTTGCTACCGAGATAGGACGGAAGTCAAACTGATCACGTAGGTCGTAATACTCACCCTTCGTTCCATACACTTCAGGAATTTCCAATGTGTTGATGGAAGATGTAGATGAAGCTAGAGCAAGAGTGTCGTTGATTGTGTATGTGCCACCCGAGCCAGGCGCCTTGAGGCCTTCTTCAGCATAGGTGAAGTGATCAAACTTTACAAGCAAGAAGTCAGAAGTTGTGATCGCAGTATTTGCATCAGACTTTCTGTACAGATACGACATACCATAGAAGTTTTCGTTCTGGTTATGGTCGATGTAGTACTCGCTTGTAACATCTACGACACTAGTATCTCCTGGAGCGAATGATGCATTCGAACCAAGGAACACACCCTTGACGTGGAAGATATCCGGAACCCCGAGAGCCCAAGGACCTGTATTCGTCGTGGCGTTGTTCGAAAGTTGTAGGCGAATAAACTTATCACGGTTGACAGTCTTTGCTACAGGAGCTGTTCCAGACGAACGAACGTTATATGCAACTGCAACCTTAGTGGCCACATTAACAGCCGACCCAAGATTAATCAATAGTGTGCTCGCGGTAGCGTCAACATTAGCAGATCTACCAGCGCGAAGAGAAATTGGGACATACTGTGGGAAGTACATTACGGTGTTACCGTTGGTAACTGCTGATGATGGATTAGCTGTTGTTGTCATCACTGAAGTATTAACAACAGTCGCAATCTGAACAATCGTCGAGTGCGAGGCGTTCGCAATTTTAACGAAGTCCCCCGCCTCAAAAGCTGAGGTGAAAGATGTGCTCGCGCCACCAGTAATGGTAGTGCTGCTAGCAGTACAGTTTACCGTACCAGCCGCGTTAGCCGCAAACTGAGCATTCGCCATCGGTGTGATGATTAGATCTTGCTCTTGAGCCGGCGATAGAGTGGCCCCTGCTGTGTATGGGAAAGTCTCGCTCCCTGTAGCAGCAATTGTGACCAATCCACCTGTAGTGATTCCGTAGCTGTTGGCTGTGTCGATAGTTCTATACACATACGAGAACGAGTTACCAGACTTCACAGCCGGACGTCCAGCGTAGTAGAGAAGAGATGAAAGATTGCTGTCCTTCAACACTGCCTTACCATCTTCAAGCACTACATCACATACACCCTTATAGTCACCATCGTAGAAGACTGATTGAATAAGGGAGAAGTTGCGTGCTGTGGCAAGCTGGATGTCAAACAGATACAGTCTGTATACACAGTTGCCGGATCCAGGAACACCCGACTCCACTGTAAGTGAGCGGATGCGCGCTGTTCCTAAGGCAGTTCCAAGGCTAGTTGGGCTGCTTGTTGATGGTACGTCCCCGGCATTTCCGCCCGAGATGAAGTTTCTAGCGGTAGGGTAAAGAGTTACTCGATCGCCTACATTGAACTTAAAGATCCCACCAAGCTCATCAACTCTGATGTAGCTACCGTAGTTGAGAGAGATGTTAGCGTTATTAGCAATGAATGTGTCAGTGCCCTTGTCAACAGTTGCTGTATAAGCACGCACTGTTTCTAGACGATTGCCGTTGAGATATGCTACACCTGGATCGATGCTAACACGGAACGATGTAGCCTCTGCAGAAATAGACGCAGCGTTAATGGTATTGAGAATGAATGGATCGACAACATAGTTACCCGATTCTTCTCTTGTTCTTCTTGCTATCTCTTTACCGAGAATGTTGTATTGAGTCTGCTGGATCTGCTTGTATGGGTTGCCCTCAGAGAACTCTACGATCGAGAAGAAGTCTGAATTAGCATCTGCCTCAGCCTTTGTTTTAACAACAAGAGTTGGAGTCAGCTTAAGACGATTTGCGCCAGGAGCTGTTACGTTAGGCTCACCAGTCGCGTTATCAAGAAGCGAAGGATCCTGATTTGAATTCAGAATAGACTCAGAAGTATCAAAACCTACGGCCTTGTTGAAGGCTGTGTTAGAATATTTCTCTACGAGCACCATATGCTCATTGACGCGAGTGAAGTATCCCTTTTGATAAATTACACCCTTACCAACTGTCACACCGTAGCCAGATCCCACTGGTCCATCTTGCACGGATGAGTTAGCAACAGTCACCTGAGTGAGGAACGACTGAGCTCTTAGATCGGCGGTTGTAATCTGATCCGTTGTGGCTCCAATAGACTGAACCGATACGGTAGGAAGAACATAGTAGCCCGATCCTTTTTGTGTCACGGTCAGTGAGTTGACCTCACCATTGATCGACCCCGTTCTCATTGTTACAGCAGCGCCCGAACCAACAATGCCAACGAGCTTGACAATATCAGAATTAGCTCCACCGATTTGTTGCACGTTGGTGTTTACAGAAAATGTCCACTTTTGTGTATTGGCCGCTTTCAAATCAGCTGATAGAGGCTTAATACGAACGATAATCGCTTCGGAGTTAGATGTTGTATCAACACCAACAATCTGAACGTTCGCCAAACCGGGTCCGGCTGTCAGATACTGACCGTTTGCAATAGTGTTAGTAAGAGCCGTACCACCGCTTGAGTTTTGTACCGCAACAGCGCTCAGCACCACAATAGAGTCGGCATTCGAGAAACCGGCCGAATCATTGAATGAGATAATCTTTTCAATTGGATTCGAAGGCTTGTATACAGTTAGCGTATCATTTGCTACGAACTGTTGGCGTTCTGTAGAGGTAGAATCAATGTTAGCATAGCCAGAGTTAAGATACTTAACATAAACCGTCTTAAGATCAGGAGATCTCGACTCATATCCATCTACTACTGTTTGAATAGATGCAATAAGAGGAGATACGTTCGCAGTATCCTTGACGTAATATCCAACGAGCTCATTCACGTTGATTGGCGCGCCGTCTGTCTGGTTATCTTTGAGCTTTACATATTGTAGAGCTGACTGGAGTGTGATGTCACATCCATCGATGATAGTACCACGCTTGAAGATGTGATCGCCGAAACGTTCGATCTGCTTCTGAAGAATAGTCTGAAACTGATTGAGCTCGCGAGCCTGCACAGCCACTCCAGGGCGGAACAGGATCTTATAGTAGTCCTTGTTCTCATCATAGTCGTCAAAATATGGAGAGACGCTTAGATCTGTCTGAATAGGCATTTAACTTAGAACTCCAGAATCAATTTGATTGTTTCAGTCTGATTGTTTGATCTTTGTATCGGCGCAAGGTTTTCAATATAGACTACCTCACCACTTCCTGGTACAAGCTCACCCTCGTATTTAGCTTCGACGGTAAACTGCGCTTCACTCGAATCGCCAGTTGCTACTTTGTTTGTGCCCCAGGTGTTCAGAACGTTGGTGACATATAAGAAGTCTGAATTGGCCACAGTCGTATCATCTACAGCTGCGTACAGTCTTGCAGAAGGTGTATCGTAAGGGGCCACAGCAGAGCTTTGAGTGACTAGCTCGTCCTGCTCGAACGTGCCCACAATCTTACCAGCAAATTTAGTCAGCTGAGAGAATGTAGAAAAGTTGTTCGTGACTCTTACATCAGGGGTGGATCCACCACGAGAGATCTTGATTTGAGGGATACCTTCATCTGTATCTGCGATTGTAGTACAGAAAGACTCTTCTCCAATGAACTTTAAGCTCGATGATACATTAGACACATTTACGTTTGCCACATATATCACACCAGTCGAACTTGCGGAAATTATGCCGTAGGCCGATGCGTTGACTAATGAGATCAGACAACCTTGGCTCGTGAATGAGGCATTCGCATCGATTGTAAGGTGAGTGTTGCTTACGATAGACACCACATTGCCGTATATGTTGCTCAGACCATCGCTAACAAGCAGCCTGTCTCCCACCGATAAGCTATCTTGGAATATAGTGCCGACACCTCTGATCGTTGAATCAGAGAATGTGTTGGCTGTCCCAGCAAGACGAATGCTTGTATACTGAGATACACGCTCGTCAGGAAGAAAGTTTCCTATAGTGTTACCAGATGAGTAGGAGATCTCGACGTTAGCGAATAGAGGATTTCTAAGAAGGCCTACCTGCCTGTAATCGTTTTCTGTTCTGAGCTCAGGATTGACTCCTTCGTTCTCGATGAACTTAACTGCAACACCAGCGTAATTTGCTCCTAACTCAGAGAAGCAATTAGCTCCGTGACCATCGGGTGGTGACATAATAGCTCTCAGCGAAGCTGCAGCTGTCACACCTACTGTATCGGCTGGTCTAATAATTGCTATAGCAGACTTGTATCCCGAGCCAGGATCCATCACTTCTACCTTGGTGATGGCGTTGCTCGATACACCGCTGACGATAGCTCTTGCAATACAATTTGCTATCTTCGTCCCACCAGTATCGAATACGTCTACAAAAGGATACACTTCAAAAGTATCATTCACGTCGATAACACCGTCGAACGGGTCATCGACCACAGCTATCTTCTGCGCTCCGACAGTATAAGCAGTAATAACTCTATACTCATCCTTGGCATCACCTGACGTGACTCTTAGCAGGCAGTTTTTATAAAAATCTGGAATGGTGCTAGCTGTCGAACCAAGGGCGTAGCGATACTCATCCCCGAGGACGCGAATATCTTCTGCCTTCTCAAAGTGAGCGACTAGGTAGTTGGCATATCCCACACCACCATCTTCCACCTTGATTACTTCAATCGAACCAGGAGTAGCATTAGCTGTAACGGCCGCATTGGCAGCTACTGGCATATATTCGGTTGTAGCAAACTTACTCATAATTGTATTGTTTGCAGAATACATGTACTTCCAAAGATAGCCGTCTGACGTTTCGAAAGTGTCGTTGTCTGTTCCGGAAGGCTCAACTGTTGAAGCTGTGCTGTAGTCGTTGAACAGACACTTGTATACGTGGTACTCGGCTCCTGCGTTTACAGTAGCATAGAATTGCTTGGTATGGAGAACCGCATCCGTATCGTCGTACATAGCATAGGTAGTGCCAGCTGTCCAATCGTATCTTGGGATCATTGGCTTGATGTCTGTATTGGCAACTCTCTTACCAAACAACATATCATTATAGATGTTAATATAGTTGTTGACAACAGCATCGTTAGGCGTAGGAATAGGTGTTTCCCCACCCTCATATGGTGTATGCTTTGCAGCAAACACATAGTAGGCCGATCCCATAGCAACATCATCGACAAAGTCGAGTGCTGTGGTTACGTTAAATCTTTTCGATACGATTTGTTTAGTGCTCATAGGATATATTTATGTCTCGTTAGAACAATTACGTAATATTTATCTCGGATGCAGCATAGCTCACATTCGCTACGATCTTATCTTCTAGTACAACACCACCGAAGAATCTTGTTCCCGCAGTATGCATGACTTTCTTAAACATGTCCGCATAGCGCGCTAATGGAATACGCGAAAGAACTTCGTACGAATACTCTTGGTAGTAGTCGCCATCCTGAACCTTTGCAGTCGAGCTCAGCTGACCCTTTGTGTCTTTATAATAGCCAGCTCCTGTGCCCATGCCGGATACATTCGCTACCGCTACACCAGCTCTTGTACCATCTGCAGATACGTAGGTCAATTCCTCACCGTTTCTGTATCCAAGACCTGAGTCTGATACTTCAATTCCAGTTACGGATCCGTTTGCAGTAACAGTATTAGCGATCACATTAGCATTCAGACCAATAGGAAGGACTGTATCATCTTCTCTTATACCTACGATTGTCGCAGTGGCTCCTGACAACTGACCCGTAACAGTAAGGGTTGGCTGGAATAGATTATCGAACTGAATACGCTTGACCTTAAGGTGGGTAGTATTTGAGTCCTTGATAATGCCTTTTGCTGTTGACGTTATAGCCGAGTTGGTAGATACTGAACTTATGGTTCCAGAGAAAGAACTATTAGAAGCTGACTTGAGAGTATCTGAAGTAGCAAAAGTGCCACCTACATCTTTGACAATAATTGTATTGGCGCTCGCTTGGACGGTATCAATAATACCATTTGCAGTTGATGTAGCCAGCGTGGATCCAACATACACTTTTTCACCCGCTGCAAGACCAGTCTCATCATCAAGTATGAGAGTAGTCTTAGACAGAAGTGTGTTGGTTTGAAGAAGGCGCTCGCCTACTATGAACGGTCGTTCGTTACCATCCGTAATCTCCATGATAAAGTCTCCTTTACCAAACCCACTGAGGTATGGTTGATCGACAATAACATAAGGATCGACTGTATACCCAGCACCTGGGTTGATTTCTGTAATTCTTGCAATCGTACCAATGGTGAAGGCATCGAAGTTCAAACAGTCAAAGATTACCGAAGCCGAGTTGCCAGCTGGATTCTTATCAAAACCATACTCGGCATTATTGATAGGAATAGTCATAAATGCTTGACTAACAGCATTTGTAAATGTTCCGTTACCAGCTAGTCTATCAGTATTGAGATAGATTGTTTCTGAATCAGAGATCGAGCCAACTTCGAAGTTAGCACCGGTGCCTGCAGATACAGCAACTACGTTAGCGATTGTTCCTGTATTGCTTGTGAAGATAGGAGCGCTATACGCATTGGTAAACGTATTCGAAACACTATACAAGCCCACAGTGAGATCGATGTTGGTAATTGTAGCCTGAGCTGTAGACGAACGTACTCTCAAAGGTAACGAAGCACTGGCCTTGAACACACCCTTAAGGTTGTGCGCTTCTATTAAACCTGTTACACCCGAGATGGATGTTGTGAGGATATCGGCGTTAGCTACTTCTACACCTTGGGCGTCTAATTGATATACCACCGCATCCTTAGCAAACGTCCCTGATATAGCAGTCAGCGATAGGTTGGCAGAAGATGGTCGACCCATTATAGTTGCAGTGGCAGATGTATTTGTCACAGCTGCAACGTTTGCTGTCACTGCTGTATTAGATGCCAATACAATAGTGTTGGATGTCCCAAGCAATCCGTTGTTCGATACAGAGATAGTCAAGACACCGTTAGTGCTTGTACCAACTTCGTTATTGATAATGGTTCCGAACGCAAGATTAGCAGTGCCGTTGCTGACCCAGATAGCTTCTCCAGCAACAAAGCCATTCTTGTTTACCGCTGTATCATATGCAACGTTAGCAAGTCTCTGCGTGAGTTTCTCAAAATACTTGAAGTACGATGGGTTGGCTTTTGTAGTAGCCTGAATAGAAGCTGACGAGCCAGCCGATGTAGTAATACTAACAGTCGGACTCGATGTAAAGAAGCCGGCGCCAGGATTGGTAATATTGATGTTAGTGATGACACCGCTTGCATCTGTATTGACCGTAGCTGTACAGTTTGTATATGCTGACTGCACTGTGATAATGTCGGTGTTGTCATACCCCGTACCACCGCTGGTGATTACGAAGCCTGCAATAGTGTTTGATGTCACCACATTGCTGAGAGTCAGCACCTTAGTCGACACAATAACTTGTGATCGCTTTGCTAGCTCAGATTCTGAGAAGTCTGCTGTAGGAGCAGTTACTGTATATCCCCAACCACCCTCGAATAGTTCGAAGTCTACGACACCCGTTTTATTACTGATGCTTGATATGCGGCCAGTCGCCTCTGATCCACGAGTAGATGTGAAGGTCACGAGGTCACCCACAGAGAATAACCTCGAACCACCGGTTACAGTAAGTCCTGTTAAAGATCCTACTACCTTTGGCAGATCATAGAATACCTGATCATCTCGAAGAGGTTCGCCGTTTATAAAATCGCCTGACACATTCGAGATGTAGAGCACATAGACGAATCCGTCCTTGACTCTTCTTTTGATATACTTCTCGACGAATGCACTGGCCCCTGACTGCACACCAGTGATCTGCTTACCCACAAGGTCGATAGTTCTAGTTGAATTAGTGATCTCAATATACTGAGGCTTATACCATTGCGCGCCAGAAAGACGCATAAGGTCCTCACCTGGGTAGTAAACGGTAGCAGAGGCACCATAGATTAACTTAAAGAAAAGGTCGACAGAGCGCTCTGTGCCCTTTGATCTATACAAGTCAAACGAGTTCTTGACAAGAAGTCTTTTATTCGTGTTGGTATCAAACTCGATGTTCTTCAGATACTGTTCTTTAAAGTGAACAATAAACTGATCCAGAGTTCTATCTACATCACGAAGATCAAATAACTTACGAGCATAATAGATCGGGTTGATCTTAAATTGCTTTTCTACAAATGTGTTACCACCAGATGATGTAGAAATTGGGAGGTATTCGTCACACTGAATATTACATCTGAAGGCGTCATAGCCATTAACAGACACAAGAACATTGTTACCTTCTACAGCAACAACGCTACCAGTTGTATTTCCTTGGCTTACAACATCACCAACTACGATGTTTGTATTAGAAGTAACCTCTAGCTGTTGGTGGTTTGATTCGAGCCATTCGTAATACGCTTCAACAAACGTAACGAAGTCTTCCCCTTCATCCAAATAGAATGAAGGGAACATTGATTTGATAAGTGGAGAAATCTTACTTTGAACGTCTCTCATTTATTATCCACTCACGCCTAGAACTGTAAGAGCAATATCATCTTCGACAATATTGATAATAACATTGTTGACCACACTGATATCTTTATTACGTGGCTCAGCCTTTACCTTGATCCCTATACCCTCGTAAGCAGAGATGTTGAAGTTGGCAAGCTGAACAAGGCCCGAATCATAATCGACCGTTCCAATGTTTGTAATAATATTACCCGTTGTAGAAACAATATTAATAACACCAAGGCCGTCATCCTGGAGAGTTGCACGCTCTCCGTTGAATGTGAATCTTGAAGATGTGATCGAATATCCACCCTTTGATAGCGACTGAGTGGTATCAAGAGCCGTCTGGAAGTTAATATCCAGCGTGTTATTGACACTCAGCTGAGGAGTGATGATCTTGATAACTTTAATATTGGTTTCGTTCGACACAATAGCAACCTGTGAGTTGTCGATTGCTTCTACAACATTCGAATAACGGAACACTCTATTAAAGTTGTTCAGGTTAGCCGCGGCATACTTAGTGATGGCTGCCGATACAAGAGTTCTGATATCTTCCGAAGACAACTTCGTAACATTGACGTTATAACGTACAGTAGATGTCAGACCAATGTATGTATACTCTGGGTTTACGAATACAGGATCGATCGATACAGGAGATCTTGGCTTAAGGAATCGGTAATACTGATCCTTCTTGGTCTCCGGGATACCATCTACTTCCTTAAGGTCAACAGCAACGAACACCTTACCGTATTGAGGAGGATTAAGATCTTCCCCGCCGTATGCAGAAACAGCGTTGACTTCTGTAAAGTTTAGCTTTAGAAGGTTCTCATAGTCCTCTGTGGTGACAGCTCGCTCTTGAGTCGTGAAGTGACGAGGAGCATTGTACTTGATCTCTTCGATAGACTCAGATACAGAACCCATCGCTGCTGGCGTATTAACAGTCACAAGGATGTTGGACTCGCCGTCAATTGTAGTGTCTGCTTTGAATACATTACATCCGTTAGGAAGCTGACCGTTAGAGATTCTATATTCAATAGAAACAATTGAGTTGTCTTTTGGAGGACGTCCAGTAACACCATCACCGAATACTATCTCATACGAATCATTCTCACAAGGCTGAACAAAGAATACCTTGGAGTTCTGATCGATATTGAATAATGATGTGGCTCTTGTATATGTCTGAATAGTAGCGCCAACATCTTCAATGACGGTAACAGCAATAGAAGAGATATCACAGTTTCTGTTTGTGATAATAAATCTCTGAGTAGCATCTGCTGTATAGGTAAATGTATCGTTTACAAAGTAGCCTTCGTATAGAGAGATACCCGAACCAAGGAACGTAATAGTATTATTGCTATTAACAGTATAATCAGATACAACAACACTCTCGTTTACAGTGAAGGTATAAGTTCTATTGCTGAATCTTGAAGTGAATGTCGTGCCACGTGGGATCGGAATAGATCTCTTTGCCGTATCAGAAGAAGTGACGATAATGTTAACATTAGCCTCAGCTGACTTAAATGAGCGAGGGGTGTAGTTAAGTTCCTTGGCGTGAGATACAACGGAGTCGCGGATCTGAGCTGTGTCCAAGAACATTTCAGATGCCACCATGTTCAGATAGAACATATTGTGGAAAGTGTTATAAGACAGAACATCCAGAAGGACGCTCATATTGGATCCCTCGAAGTCATAGTCCTGGAAACGCGCCTGCGACTTCAGATACTGCTTAAGAGTATTCTTGTGTGTGTCAAAGTCGATGTTTGACAGAATGATTGATGAATTAGCGGCCATTATCGTACTCTTTGCAGGGTGACATTAACTGAAATAGGGTCTGGTTTATTTATCAACATATAGACAATGGTAATAACATAACGGTTAGTGTCCTCATATGGAATAACCTGAACCTGAATGATCTTCGCTCTGGGCTCGTACTTTGTTACGGCATCCTCGATAATCTTTCTCAGAGCATTGGCCGTGAACGTGGACATTGGCTCGAACAGCATCGCTCTAATATCTGAACCAATGTCGGGCTGATACAGACGCTCGCCTTTATTTGTCAGAATGATATTACGGATGGATCTAGTGACAGCTTTCTCATTTGCAAAACGCAACAGGATACCAGACACGGGATGTGGGTTGAGATTGACGAGGAAATCTGAATAGATCTCATCCTGGGTCGTTAATTCTGTGAACCTATCGGCGCGTGCCATTTATTTTACCTTATGTTTCGTTCTTGTATACGTCTGCTGCAGCACTTATCGCCGCCTCTGCTTTATCGACCGAAGCAATAAATGCATCGGGCGAGGATGTGTCGATTTTGTCAATAGTGTTTCCAGCATCGATTATAGCTAGAAGCCCTGCTTGCGAGCCCTCGATCTCTTGTAGTGCGCTGTTCACCAAGTTGTTTACTTCACCCTTTATTTGATTAAGAGTTTCGTCTTTGATTTCAATAGCACACTGAGGGAGACTCTTTGAGGCTTCTTCGATAGCTGCAATTACATTAAGGATAGCTCCAGCAAGTTTAATTAACTTCTTGGTGTACTTAATATGAGCCTGTAGCTGAGGTGTGACCAATCCTGTAACGAACTTAGATATCCACTTAACAATCTCGACAGGGTTAGGTCCTGGCAATTGAAGTATTGGCAATATCTTCGCAAGCAGTTCCTTTTGTTCATCTTGAATATCTTTGAATAGGTCTTGAATGCTACCAAGATGCTCTTCAATAACCAGCTTTATAACTTCACAGTCAGAGTTATAACGAATCTGATCAGCCAGTTCGTTAATATGTCTTGTGTTGATGTCTAGTTCTTTTGCTGATACTCCCATAATATGTTCCTTAAGATATGTTTACAACAACGCCATTGAGCACTTCAACGACCTTGCCTGTAGGTGTTGTGAATGTTCCCGATACACCAACTGCAGAAGAGATAGCGCCCTTGACCATTAAACTACCTTCTGTGATAGTAACGCCACCAGGAGCTCCCATCTTGATGCCTTTGCGAGCTGCAATAGTCACATTGTTTTCAGAAACAATATCAACATCGCCCTTGGCATAGACTGTCTTCACTCCACCAACAACATCAATAGAATCAGATGGAGCCTTAATGACCATACGACCATCATTATTTATTTCAATATATGCACCAGAGCTGTGATAGATATTGATGCGGGCGTTCTCAGGAGTGTCATCCAACTCAATGACATGACCACCCTTAGTAGTGATCGTTCTGTTATATGGATACTGAGCGGCGTATGCAGAGGCTGGTTCTGGTCCTAGTATATCTCTTGAGATTGTGTTCTTGCCTCTATGGAGCCAGGAAAGAGAGTGTCTATTATTATCATTACCAGGAATAGTAGGAAAGGATCCTAGGATCATTGGCATCTGCTTCTCGTTGCCATCCATATAAAAGCCAACGACACGAGATCCAACAGCAAGGTTAGGAGTATCCCCTACTCCATCAACACAAGCAGAACTTGAAGGCATCATGACATGAGCCCAATCCATGTCTCCTGTCTCTACACCCTCATCATGTTCGTTTATGATACGAACCTTGGCTCGACCAAGTAGCATAGGATCCTGAATATCTTCGACCACACCGAGCCACCAGCGGAAGCCTTCTTCGCCCATTTGTTGCGTAGTCATGATGTAACCTCTTGCAGATCTGTTTTAATTAATTCGAGCGCCTGAGTATATTGGGGACGGTCGCTATTCAATACAATATGTCTTACCTTGGCAACCAGATAGTTACCACTGTCTAGTCTTGATTCACCAGCAGTATCCTTTGCATCCGAACCAGCGGGGAATCTACATTCAATCATGTCTCCGATATTAATTGTAGAGTCACCATAGATATGGATCTGTACAATATTCTGAGAGAGCTTCTGTGCAAATGCTCTTACCTTAGACAGCTTCCCTGCCATATCAACTTCGGGCTTGTCCGATCTCATGGGGAAGATCTTGGCGACAGTTGTTGTTCTACCATGGTTTGAGGTGAATGAGGTCGTCTTTGAAGACGCACCAGTAGATGAAGAAGACTTAAATTTGTCTGCACCTTCGTTATCTGTATACGTAACCTTTGTGACATCGCCAGTAATCAGATCGAATTGTTGAACCTGATTGTTTAGTCCACCAGCTTTAATCTGAGAAATAGTATCAGCGAACTGCATTTGATTGTATGCGAGGATATTTCTTGTGGTGACATTCTTTGCATCATCCTTCCTCGACGCATCAAAGAAGAAGATTTTATCAGAGTTACCTGCCTCAATAGTCTTCGCTCCCTCTTCCATTAACTGTTCGATAGTAACGAAATGGAATCCTTTTCTATTTTCATAAAAACAGAACGAAGAAGATTCGTATCTACTAGATACAGCTCTCTGTCTAATAAAGTCAATTGCCTGTAGTGGTGCATATCTAGTTATTAATACATCCAGGATCCCACTAGTGGGAGCAATATTAATAGGCTTCTGAGAAGGAAGAAACTCCTCGAATACTCTCTTGATAATATTATCTGCTGTGTCGCTATCTTTTACGTTGACTAATTGCTTAGAGTTGTGTATAAGCTCTGCAGAGACACATTGTAATGTATAGGTAATTTTATTAGTCGACTCAGCAACTTTCTTATCCTTGACACTGTTGACACGGAATAGGAACGTTGCAGGCTCTCCCTTTAACTTAGGAGTGCTGAATTGCAGCTTGATATATTCTTCCCCGATGATAGGGAAAGACTGAAGCAGACCCATGCTATCAGAGATAACGATCTCTGCAAACATTACCGGGGACATAATACTTTCGTATACATCGAACCCTACACATTGCTTCATTAGAGAATAAACACGATCTTGGTTCTCTGACATCAGAACAATATCAGTCAGCGTGACATCCCCTGGCTGATAATCTGAAGGGGTTTTGGCGTTCGCTCCGTCCAGGAACGCACCCGCCACTGCCGAAGCTATTGCTCCGAACAGAGATTTCTCTACACTTTCAAAGAGGTTTTTAATTAAGCTCATCTAGTACTCATAGTTCTCTTGAGGTCATTAACTGCCTGAGAAGTATATCTAACATCAAGTAATTTAATGACCTTCTTGGCTTCATTAAGGTCTTGTTCGTATTCTAGAAACGTTACAGGAGACCAGAATGGAGCGTCCACAGCAGATATTGGTTGTGGTTCAAAAGTATATACCGAATCAACTGTTGCGGTTGCTCCGGACTCTCGACCGGTAATAGAAGTAGCAATTGTTCCCGTCACGTGTTGAATAGTAAGGCTCGTATCGCCAACATATGTAACAAATGCATAGTTAGTGCCGTTGGTCTGAACTTCTTCACCAACCTTAAATGTTCCTGCGACTGAAGAGATAGCGACCGACTGCATTTTGTTGGTAGCTATCAGATCATCATGTCTCTTACGGACATACTTTGCAACATTCAGTACATTATCGAGTACTGGTTCATAATACTTTTGTGTGCCATTAGCAAGAGAATTAAACTGAGAAGGTGTAATTGAAACATCCGTATAATCATACCAGTTGTTTCTGTAGACCTTAATCTTGCGAGCAGCAAGATCGTACGACCCATACTTAGCAGTAATATGATCAATAAAGTCATCTTGGTTCAATGTCACATCGAAGTATGGATCGACGATGTCATTTGCAAGCCAGATCAACCATGTGTAGCCAGGGTTCTCATAATAGAGGTTTGAAAGAGTATCAATTCTATCCTCTGCATCCATTGTATATGGATAGAAGGCAGTTTTATTACGCTTGACGCTATCAGAGAGACGAGACCTTGACATAAGGTTCTTGACCAGATTATTTGCGTATGTGATTGTGGGTATCTTGTCGAAGTAGTTCATGTGTCGCTTGCTCCATCTGTAGAGCTACTGTCGCTCGATCCACCGGTGAGTCCTGTCTGAACATTTTCAATAAGGCCTCCGACGAATTCGGTCCCCTTGGCCCAAAGGTCGACAGATCCACCCCCATTCTTTCCACCGAAGTCATTCGAAAGGAAGTATTCGATTTCCTTGAAGTTAATTGAAAGCTGAACAACTACAGGCTCGTTATTGAAGCCGGAGAAGAACGCCGGCGCGCTTCCTGCTGTATAATTAACGTTGACAGAAGACATGAATGCGCGCTTCATTCTAATGATTGAGTTTTCGCTCCATCCGAAGTCACCGCCACCGCCATTGTCCCAAGGATAGAAGTTCACTTGGCAGAGATATGGATAGTTAAGAATGGCTGCAGAGTCCGTCACCTGATTGCCGGGGAGAGCTCTCATCTTTAGATGGTTAATGAGACTACGAATCTTTCTACTGTCTGATTCGTTGGTAGGAAGCAGCGTCCACGTAAGGCTCATTTCTCTGAGCTGTGGACCCTGGAAGGCGATTGCAGGGTTGGGGTTAGGTGCAACGCCCATTGTTTGCTGAATAGCAGATGCAAAAGAATCAGCGTTCTCTGAGACAACACTTCCAGCAACGCTGGCAAGCATACCAACACCGAAGCTAGTTGCTGTGCCACCCGCTTCTGAAAGACTTGCTCCTAGCGCTTGAGGAACGGCTGCAGCAGAGCGAAGCCCCTGAGCCATTAGACCGGATCCTATATCATCATTTAGCACATCCCCAACCAGCTTCATGTCGATATTATTATATGCAACAGCAGTATCATCTCTCAATTCTGCAGGAAGTGGAAGACGGATGATCTTGTCTAGTACGAATTGGGGTTCGTCGAAAGGCTCGGGTCTGCTATACTCCATAAGACTGAGCGTGCAGTAGTACTTTGCAGTATCGAGAATTCCATATGCTTGGAGTGTTTCTGACATTAGATTATAGCATCCAGAATCATGCTAGCGTTTCTTTTCTTAGCAGCAATCTTGGTTGATGGGTTAATATCTGTCAGATACGTATCGACGTTCTCCAGACCTCTTCTTCTCAGCTTCTTGAGGTCAGCACCAGCTACACGAGCAGGATCCTTACCGGCAAGAGCATAGAACATATCCGAGCCCTGGTTCACAATAGAGTCTGTCTTTTGTGAGGAGAATGCAGAGATCGAATCGAATGACGCGCCCACGTTAAAAAGCGACTGAGCTGTAGATGAGGCAGAAGAAAGCAAACTTATTGGTAGCTTTGATGTAGCTTTAGATACGATATTATCTAGTAATTTGCCTTCTACCGACTTTGCCGCCGACTTTACAAAACTGTTGACGTTAAAAGCCATTCTGGTGTTCCTGTTTTTGTTATAAATATATTTATGGCGCATAAAGGTACGTTCAGAGCTCAGAACCCTAAAAAGTACAAGGGGGACGCCTCAAAGATTATTTATAGGAGTTCGTGGGAGCTCAGGCTCATGATGCATCTGGATGCACATCCAGATGTTATAGAATGGTCCTCGGAGGAAGTGGTTATACCATATGTTTCTCCGATCGATCGCAAGCGTCATAGATACTTTGTTGATTTCTTCGTGAAGAAAAAAGGAAGAGATGGTAAGCACGAAAGTGTGCTTATCGAGGTCAAGCCAAAGGCACAGACCACTCCTCCTGATGTGAAACTTACTCTGAAAGGCCAGAAGCCTACTCGGAGATATATTAACGAAGTGATGACGTGGGGAGTCAACTCAGCAAAGTGGGCTGCCGCAGAAGATTATTGTAAAGACAGAGGCTGGAAGTTTATTATTATGACCGAGCACGAGTTAGGGATCAAGTTTTAGTGGCAACTATTTTCGATAATATCATCACCCAGGGTGTTCGCGCAGGACAGATACCAGCGCGTACCGATCAGGCTCGTTCGTGGTATAGAGATACCGCAAAGCAGTTTGGCAGGAACATAAACGAGAAGTCTCTTCTGAACAAGGACAAGACTCGTCTCGTCAGTCAGATCAAGCCTGGCAATATGTACATGTTTATGTATGATCCAAAGTTCAAAGACACTCTTCCCTACTATGACCGCTTTCCTCTGATCTTTCCATTCAGAGTCGAGGGCGACAGGTTCTGGGCTATCAACCTCCACTATCTGCCTCATAGAATCAGAGCTCAGCTGATGGACAGCCTCTATGATCTGGTCAATAATCAGCGTTATGATGAGTCAACAAGAATTCAAGGCACATTTGAACTGCTAAATAGAGCTGCAAGATCTAGGTGGATTAAACCATGCGTGAAGCAGTATCTGTTCTCACAAATGAACTCAAGGTTCATGTATGTTTATCCTTCTGAGTGGGACATCGCCTTGTTCTTGCCGCTAGAGAGATTCTCGAAGGCGACGAAGAGTCAAGTGTGGGCCGAATCAAAAATCTCGATGGGTAAGTAAATGTTTCAGATTTCTAATTTCCAGGCAAGTCTAGATAAGAGTGGGGTAATGAGAACCAATAGGTTCATCGCCCACTTCAATCTTCCCGACTACCTAAGAGATAACAAAGAGCTTTATGGCTACGGAGATGCTCTTGTGTCTCTTAGATGCCAGGCAGCACAGATTCCAGGCATTACGTTAAACACTATCGATCAGCCAAGAATTGGTATTGGTCCCGTAGAAAACGTTGCTAGCAACCTTACCATCGACGACATCACTCTGACGTTCCTTGTAGATGCTCAATCAAAGATCCATAATCTGTTCTATGATTGGTTCAATACAATTGTGAACTTCCAGGGATCGAAGGGTCAGTCAGCACTCTATAAGTCCTACAACCTCGGCAGACAGACATCTGCAGCATATGAGGTGGGCTATAAGGATCAGTACACCACAGACCTTCTAATCACTGTATACGATGGTGTGACTCCGTCCGGCACTTCTGCGAGTGGTCAAGCCACTCCTACTATTGCAGAAGGCAATGTTCCTATCATGAACATCAGAGCATTCAAGGCATTTCCAAAGACATTGCCTTCTATTGATATGGACTGGAATTCGAATGATGAATTGGTGAAGATGTCTGTTCCCTTCTCTATTACTGACTTCGAAGTATCATATCCAGCTAATAAAACACAACCTTACCGTCAATCCCAAGACTTTTTATAATTACTAGATAATTGGAGTAAACAATGGCACTACCTAAAATTGATAAACCCCTTTTTGATATTGAGGTTCCTTCGCAGGGAAAGAGTATCAAATGCCGTCCGTTTGTTGTTAAGGAAGAGAAGATTCTTCTGACAGCTCAACAGGCAGGACAAGAGAAAGACATTATCCTTGCTATCAAGCAGGTGCTAGTCAACTGTATTCAGGATCCTTCGTTTGATGTGAATACTCTGACCACATTCGATCTTGAGCACATGTTCTTGAAGCTGCGTGCAAGATCGGTTAATAACATCATCGAAGTGTCTTATCGTGACAATGAAGATGATAAGGTATATGACTTTAAGATCGATCTCGATGAAGTAGAGATGATGAAAGCCAAGGAAGTCAACAACAAAATCATGGTTACCGACGATGTTGGTATCATCATGAAGTTTCCTTCGGTCACAATGCTCGAAGGTGTTCCAGGCGACATCACTTCCACAGATCTTGTAGACTACCTTGTGCGTTCGTGTATCGAGCAGATTTTCGATGCAGACGAAGTATATCTTGCATCCGAGTCTACTGATGCAGAGCTCAACGAGTTCATCGATAGTCTAGACGTGGAGTCGTTCAACAAGATTCGTGAGTTCTTTGACTCACTTCCTTCGTTATATCATAAGCTAGAATACACAAACTCATTGGGCAATACAAGATCTATTGAGCTCACAACGTTAAGTGATTTTTTTACCTGGGGCTGAGTCACAATACACTAGCGAATTATTACACAACAATATTCGCTATGGCTCAGCATCATAACTATTCAGTCACTGAATTGGAAGATATGATGCCCTACGAGCGTGATCTGTATGTTGATATGTTACTGAGCTTCCTTGAAAAACAAAAACAAGAGATGGAAAAGAATAAGTAACAATGGCCGGTCTAGGTAAATTCTTCTCTAAGACAAAGACGCGTTCTCTCGCGGCCAGTCGTGCTGGCTCTAAGGTAGGTAAAGATACCACCACAAGAGCCACTGCTACCAAGCGCATGAAGAGAATGGAACGGAAGAAGTTTGGCCGTGCAATGGCTACCGGTGCAATGCGCCGTATGGGTCTCAACGTAAGAGGCATCTCCAATAACGCAAAGTCCCCTATAGGAAGACTGCTCCAATCACCTGCAGCACGTGCTATGTCGATGGGAACATTCGACATCACTCTTCCACCAATGGATGATGGATCGCGTGCTAGCGGCGTTAATAACCCGTCTATCAGCACTCTCAACGGCCAATTGAGTAGCATTGCTCAAACTGCTGCAAGACTGGGTGCTATCACACAGGAACAGCAAGAAGCGCTGATCCGTCAAGCAAAGACGGCAGAGACTCAAGCAGCTCAGACTCAGCTGGAAGAACCAGATGCAACTCCAATCAGCGCTCCTGGTGCTGGTGGTGGTATCGATCCTGGTGTGAGTGCTACAGAGAAGCTCCTAGAGTCGATTGCCAAGCTCAAGGCTATTGTAGATGACAAGGTCAGAGAGCAACAGCAAAATAGCTTCGGCAATGTCTTTATCGAGTCGCTACTTGACAACCTCGGTCTAGGTGGCGTCAAGGAAGCAAGAGCCAATAGACGTAAGAGACCTCAGGTAAAAGAAGGTTTCATGTCTCGCGAAGGCAAGACTGGAACAGAATTCTATACTCAGGACGAACGTGGTAGGATCAAAGCAGCCAAGGCGGAAGATGCTCTTACTAACTTCAGGACCGTAGAGAAGACCGATAGCTTTAGACTGAACAAAGCTGCTGAGGCTCGTCAGGCTGAGGCTGTGCTCGGGAAGAAGGCTACATTCAGTGGCTCGAGTACGACAAACAAGATTGCCACATCTATCGGTAAAGGTGCAAAGAAGGCTACTGGAGCGGTCGGAACAGCGGGAGCTGCAACAGGCAAAGCCTCAAAAGCTATCATTGAGAAGGTCGCAGGACCTCTTGTAAAGAGTGCTGTGGCCAAGACGGCAATCAAGTCTATTCCTCTTGTAGGAGCGGCTGCAGGCGGCCTATTCGCTATTGGGAAGCTGTTACAAGGCGATGTGGTAGGTGCTGGTCTCGAGGCTGCATCTGGCCTTGGAGGTCCTCTCACAGCTATTCCTGCAATGGTTGCATCTCTTGCTCGCGATACCTATATGGGTGTATTTGGTATGGCTCCTGAGTCGGATCCATTCTTTGCAACGAAGATGTCACTAGTTACCGGTGTTCTCACTGGCCTTGTGACTTCCGCTCTCGCTAGACTGACTGGCGGTAGTGGCGAACAGCCTGCGGCTCAAGATGCTACAAAGGCTCCTGAGATTCCATCAGAAGCTCCAAAGATTGCTCCTGTTCAAGCCAAGAAAGAAACTGCCCCGCCCCCATCTTCTCTTTCGGATAGTGGAGGAAGTGTAGATGCAGCATCTTCGGCTCAGGCAGATGCGGGAGGTGGCACATCAACTGCTCCTGCTCCTTCGCCCGAGCCAGCAGGATCGAGTGGAGCTGCCGCGGGTGCGCAATCACCAGCGGAACAAGCTCCTATCACAGGCCTCACTCCGGGAAGCTCCAAGCCTGTAGAACAGCCAGGAACACAATCTGGCGCTGCTATTGCGGCTGCATCAAGTGACTCATCAGCCCCTGAGTCTGCTCAGGGAGGTGGTGGTCAATCCATGCCAAGACCTTCTAATTCGCCTACAACAAAGGGCAGAGCGAAGGGTATGGGCAACGTTCCTGAGCCAACATATCTTGGTATGGGCGACATTGTTAAGCAATTATACTTCGGTGCAGTTGCGGGAGCAATGGCAGCATGAGAATGGATAACGAGACAAGAGACGCTATCAAGTCGAAGTTTCTTCTAGGAGGATCTGAAGACCAGGTCATTCCGAAGCAAGATCTTGTCCAGATGTCATCTTCGCTCACGTCGATCGAGACATCGTTCAATCAGATGAAGGCCTATACGGGCAACATTCTTCGTGTTCAAGCAGCTATGCAAAAGGCTGCTATTGTTAGTATGAAAAAGGCCAAGTCTCCAATGGAGGCTCTGCAGGCTTTAGAAGGCGGCAACGAGCCATCTAATAGTGATCAGCTCACAACTGTATTCCCTCAACTCACACAGGTTATAGAACAGCTTCATAAGAGTCTCAACAAGCTAGACTTGTCGGGCGAAGCAGACGCTCCTAGTGACAAGGCAATGTCGTCTGTTGCTGGAGCTGTTCCAGCTCAACCTGTTATAGAGGATCCTCAGCAAGAAGTCAAGGCAGAACAGAAGACAAAAGCGAAGACTGCTGTAAAGAAGCAGAACGAAAGAACTGAGGCAGCTCGTAAGCCTGCTAAGCCTACTTCTGAGATCGCCAAGAAGAGTAGCGAAAAGACTACCAAGCCTCAGGCTACTAATAGGGCAAAGACCGAGACCAGAGCAGAGAAGCAACTGACTCAAGCTGCTACGAGAGCTGCTGGACGAGGCAATGTTGGAGTCACTGCGGCATCCAAGGCTCAGCCTACTGGAAACATGGCGGGGGCTGGCTGGACTTCTAAGCTATCTGGCTTCATTGGTAAGTCGGTAACAAACGTCAAGTCTTCGATTGCTGACTTCCTTGCTAACATAGGATCCATGCTCGGTATTGGTGGAGCTGCAGCTGTTGGCGGCGCTGCTGGTTATGCAGCTGGAAGTTTGTCTGCACCAGACGAAGGTGGATCTGCTCCTACTGGCGGCAAAGCTGGAGATATGGAAGCAGCTATCAACAAGGCTGGCATCAAAGACAACACCACCAAAGCTCAGATCATGGCGCAGACTGCGCACGAGTCTGGCAACTTCAAATACACCCAAGAGCTCGGCAACGCAAAGTATTTTGAAAAGTACAACGGCAGGAGAGATCTTGGCAACACCCAGCCAGGTGACGGTCCTAAGTATAGGGGTCGTGGCTTCCTACAGGTCACGGGTAGAGCCAACTATGCAGAGATGTCGAAGCTGCTTGGGGTCGACTTTGTCAACAATCCAGAAGCACTTGCACAACCAAAATACGCAGCTGCATCTGCAATAGCATGGTTCCAGAAGAGATGGGGTCGATTCAAGAACTGGGGTGACACGAAGGCAGTTACAAAGGTCGTCAACGGCGGCTATAACGGTCTAGCAGACCGTTCATCAAAGTTTGCTCAATACTCTAAGCTCTATGGTAGCGGTGGCTCAGCAGGTGCTGCAAGCGCTCCTGGGGGTGGCGGTGGTGGAGGCGGCCCTGCTGGTAGGATGGCTCCTGGTGGTGCTGGTTTTAACGACAACGTAAAGGCTGTCGGTGGTAACATTAAGCAATATGCTAATCTTGGATCCAACGTCAACTACGAGGGTCTAAAGCCTACCATGAAGCGTAGGTTCACGGCAATGGCTGCTGAACACTATCAGAAGACTGGTAAGAAACTTCAGATCAACTCTGCCCTTAGATCGAGAGCTGATCAGGAAAGAATGTGGAAGAAGTATGGTCCTAAGAGAGCAGCTCCTCCAGGCAGATCCCTTCATGAATCTGGTGTGGCAATCGATGTCAACACCCCTGACGTTCAACGTCTCCAGAAGTTAGGTCTTCTCAAGAAGTACGGTTTCTGGCTTCCATACTTCCCTAAAGAGACATGGCACCTTGAGCCTGTAGAAGGTTCGAGAGTCAAGGGTCAACCCGACAACCCTTACCAGCCTGGAGCCCCTATTGCTCAGAAGGAAAAGGGTAAGGAAGTTGTTCAGGACTCATCGGGTAAGAACAAGCAGATCACAGCTCCTAAGAAGCAGGTTGGTCCTGTAGCTACTGGTATGGCTATTCAGAGGAAGGTCGGGGACAAGACTGTGATTCAGAACCAATCGGGACCTATTGTAGTGGGTGGTGGTAGCAATCCTATGAGCTACCTGACTGGAATGAAACCTGCAAAGGGTGCAACCCAGTATAACGTCAACACAGCTGACGATTACAAGATCTACTTCAACGCAGCATAAAAAAGGGGGACCGAAGCCCCCCTTTTCCTTAGTCGTCGTCTGCTAGAGACTTGAAGAAGTCTAGCCCGATGTCGTCATCGTCATCGTCGACTGCCTGTGGCATAGGCTTCGGCTCTGCTGCCTTGAAGGGCGGAGGAGCTGCAAACCCATGATCGAGTTCTGGCTTATACGATTGCGATTCGCTAACTCCACCGACACCAAGAACCTTATTCAGACGAGCATTGAGCTCCTCATAGGTCTTGAAGTTCTTAGGATCCACGATTTCAGCAAGCGAGTACTGTGACTGCCAGATGCGCTCGAGAGCGTCATCATCGTTAAGCAGAGGTGCTGCTTCCGAGAATTCAGACTTATCGTAGTTACGATAGCCCTCGACCTTACGAATCTTGAGCTTGAAGTCAGCTCCAGTCCATAGGTCAAAAGGATTGACAGGCTTCTCGTCCTCGAACTGAGGATTCATCATGTCGTTAATCTTGTCGAAGATCTTCTTACCGTACTTAAACAGGAAGACTTTACCTTCGTTCTCGGGGTTGGCAGGATCCTTGACAACATAGATGTTCGAGAAGAAGGTCAGCTGACGCTTCTGCTTACGAACTGTTTCCTTATCAGAATCGATGCCAGAATTCCAGAGCTTGGAATTCATCTCGCCAACGGGATCGGGCTTGCCGATTGTCGACAGAGAATTTTCGATATACCATCCACCTGGTCCTTGGAAGCCATGCGACCACATACGAACAAAGGGCATATCCTCACCAGCGCAAGCAGGAAGGAAGCGAATGACAGCATAACCATTGCCAGCCTTATCAGCTTGAATGGACCAGAGGCGGTCGTCTTTGTTAGAATTAGAGGCTGGCTTGTTGAGCTTCTCGAGCTCATTAGTAAGACGATCCAGGTTTGATCCAGCGGAACGCTTAAGGTCTGCGAATGAACTAGTCATGTATTTCTCCATATGATTTACGTATTGTTGTGTGTTTTCTTATCCACAGTATTCATTATATACAACTACTTATATAATTACAACGGTAGTTTCGCTGTCTTAGGCAGAAGATTTAGATCTTCCCCTTCGTTTTGAATAATGGCTCTGAACTTACCATTACTCTTGATAATGGCTGCGGCGGTCTCTATCTCGAGATTGTTCTTCTCGCAATAGTGGACCACCGCATCCATATAGTCAGTCCTGAGCTCACACACGAGTGCTTCAATGTCTGCATAAAAATTAAGTGGTGTTAGCTTTTGGATCATGATTAAGTTTATCCTCTGTAGAAAATATGCGCACCAATCTTTGTGGTACGATCAAAAACTCTGCCCCACGATGGACTCACATAGTCTGCGTGGTAGAACTTAGCACCCTTGGTGACATCACCATAGTTACCTATGTATACGTTCTCTGCGATCTGCTTGGCCTTACGAAAGGCAGCTTGATCTCGAATTTGTTTTCCTCCCTCACACTTCCATGAAAACTGGCATACGCGCTTGGTTCTCTGATTGATCACCCCACATGGTGTGCTTGGGAAACGTTTATCATTAGCACGGTTCATTACTACATTGTTCACTGCGATCCGTCCCTTGATAGGTTCGTGACCGGCTTCAAAGTATGTATTTGTAGCCATGCATTGTATTTGTTGTTTATCGTGCTTGCTTAGATAAACTGGTTCTTTGACAATGACTTCTTTCTCTACTACCTGTATCTGTGGAACCTTTACAATCTTAACTTCTGGTTCCTTATTAGGGGTTGCTAGTGCAACTCCCGTGACAGCAATGCATCCAATAAGGAAGCCTTCTGCCCAGCGTAGGTAGGGAAAGTCTTTTCTGTTTATGAACAGTTTCATTTGTACCTCTTAGGTCAAATGACTTTGGCAGATAGTGACAGCTTTAGAGGAGTGTCTCAACCCCAACTGTGATTATCGCTATGAGAAGATACAAAATGTAATACCGAAGGTATCTTCCATCCATCCCTCTCTTACTAGGAATGCAAAATCATTATTGTTTCGTCGGTGGTATCTGGATGATACCGCTCTCTAGCCAACTTTGACTTGAAGCTATTGTAAGAGTCAATGGAGGGTGTCAGCCTCCTCAGTAACCTAATATTTATATGAATTGGTATACTGATATAATCCATTCACCGTACTATATGCACGGTTGATCTTGTGGGGGATTCTGTTGCTAGGCTCCCCCAGGCCCCGAAAAATCATGCAGCTAGTGCAAGACCTTCATATGCGTTGTTATCGTTTGCATTTACGTTTTGTGGCACTTTGCCAATCAATCAGTCTCGAACCGCCCTATTACACGTGTATCGATTCCCAGTAACACCCCCATCATAGATACACTAGATATAAACAGTGTTGGCGCACTATCGTTCGCTACCCGCCAAGGTAACCGATCCGCCTGTTGGGCTAAGACCGTCCAGTGTATCTATGGTGGAGGTGGGGGGATTCGAACCCCCGTCTACTCCGCTTTTATTGTTGATTGTCAACAACTGATATTCTATTTATAGTCTACTTTGCTTTAGAAGTCAACAGCTTATTCGTAGTCTCGTACAGTTTTAAATTTAGGAAAGCGGGGAATTCTATCGGGAGTGTAGTTCTGGAAGACTACTGTGCCCTTCTTTCCAATGTGCTCATCCTTGTCTGCTAGAAGCTGCTTACAATAAGCAACATTCCCGATAAGACCAGCAGAGAAGGTCCGATCTTCGCCGAGAGCGAGTACAACGCGCGCGGCCATACCAGCTCGGTTCCCATCCCCCTCTTGAATGTCGACAATAGTGAATTCTTCATCCTGAAACTCTTTCCACTTGATCAGCGTATTCGAACGCTTGTTCTCATACTTGCCCTCAGTACGAACCATCGCACCTTCGTAACCAGCTTCAATGTACTCTGCAGCGATCTTATCAACATCTTCTGCAAAGGTATCGAGAGTTGGTGTGATAACGATGCTATTCTTTACATCAAGATCGATATCGATCATGTTCTGCAAGACCCGTGTGCGCTGACCAAAGTCTGCACTGTGGGAAGGAAGGTCGTATACCCAATACTGCAGCTTCTCACGTGAGACAGCAAGGTCTTCTTCGGAAGGCTTCTGCTTCTTTGCAGCAGACACGATCTGGTTGAAGTCATCCTTCAGATCGTGGTTGTACAGCTCACCATCGATGATCGTGTCTGGATACTTATCGAAGATAGGCTTGAGCAACTCAAAGATATGAGGAGCACCGTGGATCGGCTTACCTTCCCGTGACCACAGACCATCAGCCTTGGCAATGCAACGCATACCATCGAGCTTAGGCTGCATGAAAACCCGACCAGAGACCTTGTCCTTGCGATCAGCCCACTTCGAAGCCAGCATAGGCTTGAAGCGCATAGCCTCATCAATGCGGTCTAAGGACATGTGGTAGTCACGAGCGAGCTTCTTCTCATACTCTGCTTCTACCTCGAGCGTAGCCTGCTGCTCTGCAGTCGTAGCGTTGGCACGACCTTCGTTCTTAGGCTTAGCAACAGTCCACTCGGTCGTGGTCTTCTTGCCATCCTGCTGACCAGAGGTCGTACGATAGCTATCACCATCAACCTCTGCAAACCAGATCTGGACCTTACCAGCCGAAGTGCGCTTATACAATGTAGGAAAAACAGTCATTAAAATTCACCAAAGATCACTTGCTTGATGGATCCGAACTTGAGGTCGAATACCCACTCAAGACGCTCGGTGCCGTAGAACTTGTAAAAGTCAAGCTCGCCTTCTGCATCGGCGATGATCTCTACAGCCCGCTGCTGATCGCAGTTGCAGAGCTCCATGGTTTCGAGAACGCGCTGGGCGAACTTTTCCATGTTTACATCTTGACGAGTCTTCTCTTCGTCGTTCTGCTCTGTGAGCTTGCCTACTAGACGCTCGAATTCAGCATCGAAGTCTTCAATAGATTCGAAGGTGACGCCCCGTGGACGGAAGCCATACACATCCTTGTGCAGGTCCGAAAAGACGTCACCATCGCGCGAGTCGGTTGCTGTGTTGATTTCTGAAAGCGTAATCATAATCAAATTCCTTTTTCTTCACTCTATATCTCCTTATAGAGTTATTTTCAGAAAAAGTCAACAGTTATTTTAGTTACACCAAGATTGTTTCGCGTCACCAAAATATGCACGTGCAAAACCATTCTTGATCAGCAGGTCCCGGAGGCTCATACCATCAAGGATCAGGTCACCGAGAACACGACCACCGAACTTATCCCAACTGTACAGGACAACCTGATGCTTCTTTGTGGCTTTGATCACGTCCTTCGTGAAAGTAGAAGCCTGTTCGCCACGTGCTTTCTCGCTGTCACACTTACCACGGAAGCTCTTCTCAGGAGTATCGACACCATAGATTCTCACTGCGATCTCTGGCTTGAGAGGAGCAGGAAGGTATGGAGCAGCAATGACAACGGTGTCGCCGTCAGATGCTCGAACAATGGTAGCATCATATGTGACGCCTACAGGAGTCTTCTGAGCGAGTACAGGGGTTGCCATCATCATGAGGGCGAGTGCGATATAACTTTTCATTTTGTTTCCTTAATTAACGGCAGCGGTATTCGTAATAGACATACTTGCGGCCATAGCGATATTCGACAGTCTGCTCTTGGAAGCAGACCTTACGTGGACGGTAGTTATCGCGATCGCGGTAACGTGGTTCGTAGTAGTCATCTTCTCTACGTTGGCGATCCCGATCAGCTGATGACACTGCCGCTCCGACAACAACACCAACGATTAGACCACCAATGAAGTTGCCTACTTTGTCACTGCGGCGATTCTCGTCTCTGTGACGTGCCTCTGCAGCAACAGGAGTTGCAAGCATTGTAATGGCTGCTAAAGCTGTTAGAAACTTTCTCATTCTTCTACCTCCACGTCTTCGTAAGCAATTGTCACAGTTGTCTCGGAGCCAAAGATGCACTGAGCCAACCGCTTGATCTCTTTCATGTCGGTTGTATTGACCCTGATGAATCCATATTCCTCAGGAGCATGGTCGTACGTGAAAGGGATCAGATACTGACGCTTTATGTTCATCATTTATTTATCTTTAGCTGCTTCCTCGCGCTTCCTGCGCTTACGATCACCGAGCCAGAAGAGTCCGGCGAACGGTCCGACTACAATTGCTAAAGCTAGCAGAAGCGGCCAGATAAGAGATCCAATCGCAATACACCAGAATAGATTAAGCTTTTGATCTTCGTCCCAATCGAGCATACCCACCCTATACGAACCAATTGCGATAATCAAAAGGGCAACAATCAACCATAACCAAAACATATTACTTCTCCCCTTTCTCGTATACTACCAAGCCATCGAACTTGTAGTTAAAAATGTCATACCATTTAAAATTGTCGTAGCTAGGATTGATAGCGGGGTATGTCACCGAGAGATCTCCTGCCACCCGCGCTTCGAAGACGCGCTCAACTTGTGCCAGCATAAACTGTCCATAGTAGTGCAAACGAATAATGTTCGCAATGCATACAGTTAAACCTAGTACATATGCACCAACCAAAAATTCAGTCATATTACTTCTCCTTCAACTTAGAACGTTTACCTAGATATACCATACCTGCAAATGGCGAGACGAGAATTGCAAGAGCAAGAGCAAAAGGCCAGAATGCAACACAAGCGATTAAAACCGAACCGATTTCACGCTGGGTGTATACATCCGCTTGGCCATATCGATATCCAGCATACATACCAAAAACAATAATACCAATAATCCAAATTGTGCCCATCTCACTTCTCCTTATTAAAACGTTTACCGAGTTGGAACATGCCCAACACAGGTAAAGACAAAGGCCACGTTAAAGAAAATCCGACTGTGAGGAGCATATAACCAGCAGCCTTATTTTCATCAATCTGATGACCCACTTCACCATACTTAGGTGCACGAAAGAACAACGACTTAGAGTTCATACCAGCATAGAAAGTCCTTGCTAGAACGAATACTATAGCACCATAAAACCAAATTGTAAACATATCATTTCACCTTTACGTAACTCATTGTGTCATAACCTGCGTAACCATCCGCCCACTGATTGCGAGCTTGTTCTTTGAAACCAATTGATTGCTCATTCTGCTTGAAGTACTGCTTAGCTGCAGTGCTGACAGAGTAGTCATCCTGAGCCTGGATCTCAAAATAATCTGATAGCCAAACTTTCTTGAACTGAACCTTATAGGTCTTGAGCTTCTTGACCTTCTTGATCGGATCCTTCGTATTGCCTTTGCGGTTGTTGATGATACGATTAAACTCTGCATCACCGCACTTGGCAAGAGGACCCCAGGATTCTGGGGATCGGTTTTTAACTTCTATCATTAGTCTGGTCCCATAAAACGAGGTGTTCCATCAGGATAAAACGAGAGGTCATTCTCGCTTGGATTATCCCAGTCGATCTGTAGAGCATTGATAGCCTTTGCTATGTTCAACAACCCTACTGGACATACAGTATACCCCCGACGAGAGTATTTGGCAACACGTTCCATAGTCTTCAACGGGAAAAACAGCTCATTAACTACTAACCGCTTGGTAGCAATGTCCTGCCAAAAGCGTTCGTGGTGTGCGAACGTCAAGCCATCATATGCACCACAGTTAATAGTGAAATCGAATGTATTGAAGATCGCTTCTTGAGACTCGGGAGAGTAACGGGAAATCACCTGAATCTTTTTACCATCAACCCAGAAGTTTGTGAAAAACGCATGCTCAAAGGTTTTTTTGGCTCCAGCTTCCTGCAGCTTCTCTTTCAGCTTCTCGGGTGTGGGCGAGAAGATATCATAGTCGTTAATCTTATCTCCTGCGATTGCAGCCGTGATAGCACCACCCGCAATCCAATACTTGATTGGCTTGTCAGCGTTTTCCTGACCTTCCTTCTGCCCTAGTAGTTCATTGATCTCATCAATAATCTTATTGAGAGGAGCGAGCGCAGGAATCTTTTCAATAGTTTCAATCATCATGGATTCACTTTATAAGTTTTACGAAGATGGTCCCGGTCTTGCATTAGCATATTGATAATCGTTCCCATAGTATCATACTCTCGTTGATACTGTTCAGATTTCCGGAGCCGGTAAAACCCTCGAAAGAGTTCTCCGACTCCGTTTTCGATGATTTCTTCGATCTCATCTTCCGGTTCACGCATCCGCCATCTCCACTGCAAGCTCGAGAGCCTTGGTCTTGAGGTTCTTATTAGCACCATACCAAGCAGAAGTCAAGCGAGAATCGACCGAACGACCGATGATGTGATCAGTCATGTAGGTTACGGTGTTGAATGCCTGCCACCAGGTTCCTTCACCGAGCTCTGCACCAGGCTGCTCCATCAGAGCTTCCTCGAGTGCATATGTAGCCGACTTCGAAAGCTCCTTACGAGGATCTGCCTTCTGAGTCAGGACAGGGAAGATACGAGCGAAGTACTCGACGATCGACTCGTCATTGAAGCGCTTCTTCGAGAGATGTTCAGCCATCTCTTTGTACTGCTCGAGCTTGTGCTTAGCAACACCAAGAGTTTCCTTGACCAGGTCACCATCGAATTCACGACGGTGCGAAACCTTGACCATGTTCTTCGACTTGGTATTGAGTGAGAGAGTCAGAGTGTTGTTGCACACGACACGGATCGGAGTGAACCGAACGTCAATCGATGCACCATACTTATGTGGGTTAGTGAAGTGCAGATACGCATCTACCTTATCACGTCCACCGAACAATTCGAACGAATCCTGAACCTTTGCAAGAGCCCAGACGATCGAACCGTCCTTGAGCGAACCTGCAGTCTCCATCGACATATCGCCAGCAGCAACGAAGTCATTGAAGAACTCGAATGCATCTTGGTTCTGCATAGGCTTCCAGTCGTCTGTGATCACGTCGAGAACGCGATTGTCAGAGCTACGAACGAGAGCAGAGTGACCAGTCTCGATCTGTGTGCCATTTGCAAGAGTAGCAATAGCAGGGATTGCTTCCACTGACCAATCAAGACCAGCAGCCTGGAGCATCTGCTCCGGAGTCAGGTCATTCGAGACCTGAACACCAAGGCCATGCCAAGGCACATCGCCTGCATAAGCCATCGAAGCCTGACCGTTAACCATTTCCAATTCATGTGCCATAATATAACTTTCCTTTTCGCTTTTCAATATAACCCTTATCGGGCATTTTCATAATAATGTCAACAGTTATTTTCAAACTGTTTCCGAGCCAAAGTCAGCAATCAGCTGCTCTACAGCAATCTCGATGATCTTCTCAAAGTCATCATCAGGATGAAAACCAGTATCGATCGACACATCATTGTAGAGGTCGCAACAATCATCTTGTGCATCTCGGCCATGCTGACCATTCATGCACTCGTAGAAGTATTCATATGGATCCTGATGATCCGCGATGTATTCAAATAAACTAGCCATAATCAATTCCTTTTCTTTATATACCCTTATCCCTCTTTTTCACAAAAAGGTCAACAGAATTCATCCTCGGGCATAACATAATCATCCTTAACCATCAGGTCGTGAACATACTGAGCATGCTTGCACTTACCACGGATCTGACCAGCAGAGCAGTTACAGGTGAAACCGTAGTCGGTCATCGTGACCTTGTACACCTCACCAGTACGAGCTGAAGTGATCGGCCAGACCTGATCGACCAAATGATGGCCTCTGAAGTTCATATCAGAGAAAGTCTGTGTGCGCATCAGTTATGCTCCTCATTGATAAGGCTGATTATACCAACCATAAAGATCGAAAGACCAACTAAGCCCTGGAATGCAAACCGAAGCATACTTGCGTCCTCAGGAACGCACATTACGATCAAACCGATGAACACTGCAGCATACTTAAACATTCTGTATTCCTTTTCAAACCTTATATACCCTTATCCCTTTATTTTCATAAAAAGACAACAGAGAAATGAAAAAAAAGAGGCCGAAGCCCCTTCTTTTTTCTACAATGTTTTCAACGGCTACCACTCAGTGGAGAAAAAGAACGTTTGAATCAGCCTACCATCAATGAAGTTGGATCCAAAGTAATCCACGGAAGCATGAAACAGATCCCCTCTGTAGAGTATGAGGCGGTTGTATACGTTACCAACCTGATCAGTCACATCCCACTTTGTGTAGTCATATGATTCATATGACTCACCTTGATCAGTGGTGTGCCCTGTTTCTTTGTGCCTATACAGCGCTGTGCCGCCCGAGAGAGGTGCATCTGGTGTCAGATACAAGACGCCTGCCCAGCTGTTATTCACATCGGCGTGAATCCACGTTCTATCATCTGCTGTGCACATCTGGAAGCAGCCACTGTATTGCTCACCCCAGTCGACAATCTTACCAGCAAAGGGCATGACTATCTCTTGAATCCCCTTCATAGTATCTTCATTGAGGAACGATTCCGTTCTCGATCCGGGATAGTTTCCTTTGACAGAGAAGTCTTGCCAGAGAGCAAACTCTCTCACATCATCGGGATTGTTATAGAAGTCGTCGATAGTTAGAAGATTAACGCGCATGGAATTCCTGACACATTTTAGTTGCTTTCTCAATCCAGTTAGAGGCATGCTCTTCGAAGATCTGAGGACCACTATCTTCTTCGAGAGCGATCGCTATAACCAGCTTAGGGTGATACAGACCTGTCATCTCGTAGAGCATGTAGGAGTACATTGTAGCCTGTAGGAAGTAGTTTTCGATCCACTCCTTACGCTTAGGCTTTGTCGATGTCTTAAAGTCGATGATAGCAGGCTCGCCTTTGTAGGATGCGATAAGGTCGACAGACCCCGCAATCTTGAGCTTGTGAGAGAACAGCTGTCCTTCTGACGAACGAACGTTGTCGACATTCTGTTGGAGATGCTTTGCAATCTGATTGTACATTGTACGATTCAGAGGCATCGTATCAGAGAAGTCGATCTCTTCATTGAGGACGAACTTCTCTAGAAGACTATGAACGGCAGTTCCTCTGCGCGTTGCTCTACCAGACACTCGGTTGGCTTCTTCCTCGCCTACACGCTTGCGCCATGCTATAATAGCAGTCTTATCTGACATCTCAGATAACACCGTAGTCACAGACGGATACTTGTTGCCATCCGGTGTCTGGTAGAAACGCTGTTCGCCATCGATGCGAACGAGCTGGGGTAATTCAATTAGATCATTTATAAACATAATACCCTTATACACGCTTTTCACAAAAAGTCAACAGTTAAATTACATCGATCCCAAGTTTTTCTCGGGTGATGATGTATTCTTTGACCAGGGACGATCTGACGATGTCCTCGGGCTTGAAGTCGACGAAGTGGAATGATGGCATCCGTTCAATGATTCTCATGAACTTCTTGACACCTGTCTCTTCCTTGTAGCGCTCTGATGAGAGGTCATCCTGTCTGAAGTCTCCACAGAAGATGAACCTACAATTCTCACCAGCTCTCGTGATGATTGAGTGTAGCTCCATGTCCGACATATTCTGACACTCGTCTACAATTACAATGCAGTCAGAAAGTGTGATGCCTCTGATGAACGAGGTCGAGACGAACTCAACGATGTTCTTCTGCTTGAGGATCTCATAGGCATCCCCTCTGTCGTACAGCTCTGTTGAGATGGCGTAGTAGGGTGACTCATAGACCTTCATCTTATCCTTATGGCTACCAGGCAAGAAACCCATGTCTCTGGTAGGCACAACAGAACGGACTACGTATACTTTATTCTGATTAGATTGTTGATTGTGGAGGTTGTTGAGGGCAAGATAGAAGGCGATGAATGTCTTGCCTGTCCCCGCCGTACCATGCAGGAACAAATGTTTGTCATCATAAAAAGCATCGAACACCCTTTGTTGATTATCCGTCATCGGCTTAATACGTTTAATGTTAAACGCGGGTGCGGCTTGTAGAGAACTGGCTCCCTGCTGTCTTAGTATTCGCTTTTCACGCTTTGTGAGTCGTGGTACTGGATCTGCGATTTCTAGCATAGTTGCTCTTCTTCGTTTGAGTGAATCACCGGAGCATAACTAAGGGGGTTATTTTCTAAGCTGTCTCTCCTGTTGGCGAACAACAGCTTCGCGAGTTTTGGTTGCCTTGATTCCTTTGTCCCCATACTTGTCTGCAAGTGGAGATGTGGGGTTGGCTTTGGCGATGCGCGACATCATGTCGGTGAAACCTGAGTCGTTCTTATGCGTAACGCCTGCGATGCCAGATATAATAGCAGGCGCTGTGATCACTTGCTCAATGTCAGGATCCATGAGTCTTTCTTCACGGCCGGAGAAGGAAAGAAACTCTTCCCATTCTTCGCCCGTGCTTTTGTTTCGAAATTCATAGATTGGCATTAGGAGTATTCATCCTCTAGGTCAGACAGCCATGATGCATCTCGTTGCTTCAAAGCTGACTGAATTTTCTTTTCGCTGATCTTTTCAAAGCGCTCAGAGCGCTGCCTGTAAGAATCATCGTACTCGTTGTATTCTTTAAACTTCTTGAACTTCTTCATCGTCAACTAGTCCTGGAAATGCCTTGGCGATTACCGATTTAGTCAGCCCCTTGTAGGGCAGCTTCTTCTCTTTCATTGCGATCAGGATCTTTGCATCTTCTGGATGTACAGACTCTAGCATCTCAACGAAAAGAGTTTCACGTCTAAGGTTGGTCAATGGAGGACCACCTTCGCAGAACAAATACAAACGCTTTGTCTCTCCATAGAGGAAGTTCTCTGCGTTTACTGGATCGCAGGGCTTGTATGGAGGCTCACCAGGTGGGAGGTTCCATTTGACACCATCATAGAAGGCACCTGCCAAGATAGTCTTGAGAACGTTGTTGTCCTCGTGCTGTCTTAGACTGTCGATCTTCTCCTGCTCAGTCTTCTTCTCAGAAGCCTCTTGGAGGATTTCAAAAATAGCTTTTTGCATTAAAAGTCACCTATCGATTCAAATAAATTCTTCAGCTTATGCTCAATGAAGTAGTTGAACAGCTTCGAGCGATCCTTACCGCTTTGCTCTTCGTACTGCCTGATTGTCTCGTGGCGGATTGCCTCTGGTGTGAATGAGAGGTCCACAAGTTGCTCATTGCGCTTCCAGTTACGCAGCATTGTATCATCACAATAGTCCGTAGGATCCATTGTAATCCACTCGTTGAGCTTCTGATTGCGGATTGGCTTCTGGCGACTACCTACAACAAAGGTATCGTCCTTGGAAAGGAAGTTAGGAACGCCGTCACCCATATCACCCTTGATGATATGTTCTTTTACGAACTGCGAAGGGTTGTTATGCGTAAGGAAACGCTTCCGTACAGGGTCGTACTGCTTTACGTTCATATAGTTCTGCAGTTGCACAAAGTCTTTGTCACCCGAGATAATGAGGATCGGAGCCCCATGGAAATGTTGAACGAGCGAACCAATGATGTCATCCGCCTCCGCACGTTCCACTTGGATAACGCGGTAAGGGAAGTACTCCTTGAGTTCGTTCCTAACCTTATTTAGCGAATCAAACACCGCTGACCAGTCTAAATCAGAGCTATCCCTCGCTTTTTTTCTGTTCGCCTTGTAGTAGGGAAACACTTCCTTACGCCACGAACGAGGAGAGTCGCAAGCAATAACAAGCTCACCAAACTCTTGTGAGTGCTTCTTGTTAATGTTGCGAATCGAGTTAAGCACCATGTGACGAAAGAGACTCTCGTCGACAGCGATGTTGGTATGGGATCCAATCTGAGCCATGTAGTTGGATATCATTACCTGGTTAAGGTCCACTATGATCATAATATTTTAAGAATTATCTTCTTCCTCTGTTTCGAAGTGTGTAGGCACTTTGTAGGTATACGAGAAGCCATCTTCGGTATGTTCAAACACTATCATGTGCTCTACCATACTATGGAAAGGATGATATAAAGTCAACGCTTTATATGCAGCTGCACGTATCGATTCGCAGATTAATGCATTACACATATGCACTTCATCTCCGGTGATGTCGATTCCCTCTTTTGCGAGGGCCTCGAACAGTGCCATCATCCCCTCTGCGATAGCATGGTCTGCTAGCTCCGCACGTACGAGACTTACGTTCTCTTTGACCTCCTCAATCGATTGAGGTGGGGCATACCTGTGCGCTTTGGGAAATTGTATTACGTTATCCGTCATACCTGGAAAGTTTTCAAAAGAAGAGTCTCCGTATTGATCCTGCCACTCGGGACCGAGGTCTTGGCTTTGATCTTATTGAACTCTGACCACAGAGTGGTCGTTGATGCACTGAGAAGTTTCTCGAGCTGCTTCTTCGGATCGCGTAGAGTCTTTTGTACAGACTTCTGTGGGTTGTATTGAGTAATAGAAGACCTAGATACACCTAGTGTGAAGGGAACGGTGTCTAGAGCCTGGAAGATAGTGAACTTCCTTGTCTTTGTGTTGTATGTGCAGAGAGTCTGTGACCTTGGGATCTGCACAGCTTCTATACTGACGAGATCGAGCTCTGGGAACTCTTTCATGTAGTTGAGCTTTGCAACGATCTGTTCAACAGGCTTCTCCCTAGGAACACGAGTTTGTTTCTTCACCTTCTGCTTAGTATTTAGATACCGTTGGCAGTCGTCAATGACCATCTCGAGAAATAATTTCTCACGTTCATGCTCAGAGTCTTTGATCTTTGCATAGAAGGCATGCAGCTTCTGAACACTAAACGCGCTCGCCTTACGCTCTTTGAGGACAGCCATAGGAGAAAACTTGGCCCGCTTGTTGGAGATAAAGATATCAAGATTGTACTCGAACAGAGTGATAAGGTCTGAAGCCTTGCGCTCTGCGTAGTATTGAATCGACCGCTTGGGTTTAGTTTCTTCTAATGGCTGCATAGTTTCCTCTTTAATGTATAATCCCTTATACATCTTTTTGACAAAAAGGTCAACCCACTTTATATGAGAACATCGGACCTTCGTCCTTCGGAAGCTCCCGTGGTTCATTCAGCAACGACCTCAGTAGGGCTTCCCATTGCTGCTTGCGGATGTCCCAGTTGTAGAACACATCTGCATAACTCTTTTGTGAAGCAATGCGTGATTGGATAGCATCGTTGTCGATATACTCAATCGCGTCTTCAAGATACTTATAGAAGTACGCGGCGTGCTCGTTAGGTTCCTCAAGGAACTGATACATTGAGGTCCAGTTAGCGGCCGTCTCATATAGAGCACCAAGGTTCGGGTGAACACAAAGCATACCCGCAGACATCGCTTCCTGCAGAACGAGACACGAAGTCTCTACCCATGTCGATGGGTATGCAAGAATGTGATTCTTCTTAAGTTCTTCGCGAAGCTCGTCGTTTGGCAGCGTTCCAAAGTAATTGATCTTTGGATGAGCCTCACATGCCTCAAACAAGGGCTTGAACGGCTCATCCCGCTCTGCCCAGCCATAGAGGTTGAACGACGAGTAAACATTCAGCTCGATGTTGTCAAACTTCTCACAGAGCTTCTGGAACACAGGAACCAGAATATTCAGTCCACGGTGGGGCGTCGACCAATAGGCAAGGGAGATCTTGTCCTTCGGCTTCTCGTGAGGCTCGATAGGTGTGATAGCATTATGCATGACAACACACTTAGAGTATGGAATGTCATACTTTGCGATGTATGCCTGCATCTGCCAGTTAGATACGAACACAAGGCGATGAAACTTCTTCCATCCACCATCTGCCAGGTGAGCAGACTCGGGATCATCGGGAAGGTCATGGAGCCAAAGGATCCTTACCTTAGTCTCATCAAGGTCTCGAACCCTCGAACGGATGATCTGGAAGTTGGAAAGGAGGTCTGGGTCGATAGACGACTCCAGACGTGCTCCCATCAATTCGGTTCCGCCCATTGCTTTGGCGGATACTTCATCATTAACTGATACCATTTGAGCTCTCACTAAATCCAATAATAGAGTCGAAGCGGAAAGACCGCCATGCGTTCTTCTCGAGATCCCACACCTTCATTACATCGGGGTTGGGAGTTTTCTTCTCAATCTGTTCTTCGAGATCCGTTTGTTCGGGCAGAAGATCTGCCTTCAACGTACAGCGCATAGTGCGCTCCGAACCATCTTTCTTAATGAACGTAACAGCTAGTTGACCATTCTGTAAGGCATTCTTAATATAATCAGCCTGCCAGGTATTGTTGCTCTGGTCGGTTTGTCCATTCTGTGAGTTTGTCATATCCACCAACTTTTTCTCCATCAATAATAATAAAAGGCATACTCTTTACTTCAGGGAAGATAGTCATAAACTCATCGCGTGTGAGATCTGTCCCCAACTTCATCTCAGTGTACATGAGATTCTTTGACTGTAGGTATTGCTTTGCCATTACGCAGTAGCTACAATTGTCTTTTGTGTATACAACGATGTGTTTAGACATCTTCTTTGCTCCCATACATTCCTCCAGATGACCTACGCTTAGGATCACCCCATACGACATTTGCCCTGACACGAACAAAACGTTTGTTTGTCTGAGTGCCAGGAACAGTCACCCAAGGGTTCTGACCCTTGAGCCAAGCCTTACGTTTGTTCATTGCAACTTCGCCTGGCGAACGACCCTGACGGACTTCTTTGACACCAGCTACGATATTACGGCGCTGACCCTTCGACACTACTGTCTTCCGTGTTCTTTTCTTACCCACTGATTAGTCTCACTTTCTTTCCCATATTACTTGCTTATAACACCCTTGTCCAATAAAGTCAACGATTGATCTCTATCAATGTACTTATATTCGACCTTAGTGGGTTGAAACTCTTTGATAGCCTCGAATACATCGTTTATATCCAGCGTAGAACACGTGTACACGTCCAGTTGCATTATGGCAGGCTGAACTTCATCCCATACGTGCATAGCGATGTGAGACGTTTCTATGATCGTTACTGCAGTAAGGCCTTGGTTGCCTACCATATCCGAATACACGGCATATGGGCCCATTAGAATGTTCATCCCGATACGATCTACGAGTTCTCGCATCCACTCTTTAATGTCTGTTGCATTGTAAGGTGGATCGTTCAGCTCGGCACGAACTATAAGATGTTTATGTTCAAGTATCTTAGACAACGCATATGGTTCCTTTATTTAATCGATCGTAAATGTTCTTTGAGGATGTTGGATCCGCCAATGCGGACATTGATGATACCGTTATAGTAGTCATCCGTCTCGAGCACTCTGCGCTCGAACTGCTCTCTGGCTTCTAGGTAGCTGGCAATTCCTTTACTCGGGCAGAAGTGCAATACTTCGCGAGTGAAGTTGTCAGGACCAAGACGTTCAACATCGGCCTTAAGCCTGTCGCTCGAACCCCAGTAATCGCGCCAATCGCTTTCCTTTGTCGAACGTCTCTTCTTTGTTTTGCCTTTGAGAGGTTGCTTAGTTACCTTGAACCTAGCTAGCTTCTTACCTACGTACATCATGCCGTTGGTCTTATTGGTGATAAGATACACAAAAGCTTCACAGCCTTCTGGCAGCTCTTCTATCTCATTACCCTCAAATAACCAAACCATGATATCTTCTCGCTTGTAAAAAGATATTTATAGGTTCAATTACTCGTCGTCCCAGTACGTGTCTTCTTCGTCCTCATCGTCTTCTAGCTCGATCTCTTCGGAGCAGAAGGGACAGAAAAGTATCTTGTCTGGGTTGTCTACAATGGTTACAACCTTAAACTCGGAGTCGCAGCTTTCGCAACAGTGCCAATCGTTCATAGAGAGAATCCCTTAAATGTGTTTTCATCAACATCTTTTTTCACTCCACCATTTATATAACTGGTGATTTCTGTTTCCTGCGGAGCCACCTGAACATCTGATCCAGAGATCCACTTCATTGTCCATGGAAGTGGGTTAGCACCTGGCTTACCATTGAGACCGATTGCTCCCATACGCTTTGCGGCAATGTGGTCTACGTAATCACAAAGAAGTTGCTCATTGAGACCAATCATTGAGCCGTCCTGGAAAAGGTAATGTGCCCAAGCTTTTTCTTGATCGACCACTCGGTAAAACATATCGATACACTCATCCCGTGTTTCTTCCTGTATGCGAGCAAAGTCTTCATCCTCCTTCGGTAGAATTTTGAGGAGCTGTTGTGTTGAGGCAAGATGAACGTTCTCGTCCCGCGCGATGAGCTTGATGATCTTCGCGTTACCTTCCATTTTCTTAACTTCCGCAAAAGCCCAACTGCATGCAAACGAGACATAGAATCTTACTCCTTCAAGGGCATTGACTGCATTGAGACACAGCCACAGCGCCTTCTTGTGTTCATATTCATTATAGAACTCACCTGGATCGAATGCGAAGTTGTTCCACTTAATCAGATCATCATAATACTTAGAGATGTCCTCTGCACAGTCTAGGATCTCAGGAATGTCGAGCATCTCATCAAAAACCTTCGAGGGGTCACTATACACGTTTCGTATAATATGTGTATACGAACGGGAATGAATAGTCTCAAAGAATGCCCAAGTTTGGATCCAGGTTTCCAGTTCAGGCAACGAACATATAGGGAGGAAAGCCAAGGAGGGAGCTCTGCCCTGTACAGAGTCCAAAAGTATTTGCCTTTTGAGATTTGACGTAAATATATGCTGCTCATGCTCACTTAGACCTTTAAAGTCTTTTCCGTCACGAGATAGATCGATCTCTTCCGGACGCCAAAAGAAACCCAGTTGCTTATCTGTAAGTTTTTCGAATATAGGATAGCGCTGCTTATCATAGCGCGCGATGTTTACCGGCTCTCCGAAGAAGCAGGGCTGGCTTGTACTTTCGACCTTATTGCTGGCGAATACGCTCATTAACTGTTACCTCTGTTTCTATTCCCATACTACCATCTTATATCGTTCTTTAGATATACCAAAGTAATTACACTTATACTCTGATTGTTGGAAAAAGTCAAGCGAATACCACTCGTCTTTCCTTTTTAGTATCTCTTTGGCAGCATCGTCCCAGTCTATCGATAATAGAATGGGTTCAACACTGTGCTTTGCTTCATTGATTTCGTCGTGATCGAAGCCGTCATATTCCCAGTGCAACACCTCAAAGGTATTGCCGTCCGAATCGTAATAGTCCATGGAAAAATCAAGGCCCCATTTGGGTTTGATATTTAGCAGTTTGTGATACGCTGGAAACGTTTTTGCCCAGGTTTCTAACTGTTCACGAGCGGGGCCTTTATACCCCTTACGCTCAAACAGAAGGGCATGATTCAGAACAGCCCCTTCGTTCTTGTAGGGCTGCTCGAACCATGTCTGTCGTATTGCTACTCTATGAGGCTTGTGGACTACAACCGAGTGGTCGTTCCGATCTGCATACATTCTTTCGACAGGGGAAAGGTCGTAACCACCTTGGTCGAATAGATCAGACGTGACGTAGGGATACGGACCCTTCATGCGAAGAGGCGTGATCCAGTATGGATCGCTGTTAAACTTACTCTCTTTCAGAATAAGATCGATCAACTAGTCTCTTCCTCGACAAACTCGATTTGATGATAGGCCACCACACGACTGCTCTGCACACCCTCATGCTCGAGCACGAGTTCTGTAGCAGTGCTGCCTTCCCGTCTGTGTAGGGATATGAGACGATACTTCTTTCCAGCATCTTCCCAGTAGTCGGTGTTCAGTGTAACATAATCCATGATATATCCTTATTAGCGACCCTGTCCACGATACGCCTTGAAGGTTCTCTTCTTGTGCTTATTCATCGAAGAGAACTTCGGGCGTCTCGTGTCCTGTGAAGTTCCTGTTACAATTTTGGTATGAAGTTGCTTTGCTGAAATCGATTTAGCCATCGAATACTCCTGTTAAATTTTACAAGAGTCACAATCCTCATCATCTAGTTGCCCTTGTGCTAGTGGGTTGAGTTCTTCAATTTCACCAGCACCATCAAAGGTGTTGAAGTAGTACAGAGTCTTACCACCGTACTTGTAATGCATAAGAATGTGTTTAATCATCTCTGACATCGGGATCTTCTCATCCTCATAGTGACGAGGATTGTAAGAAGTGTTTACCGAGATCGCTTGATCAATAAACTTCTGTAGTACTGCCATGATCTTCAGATAACCTTCCGGTGTCTTCTGATCCCATAGTAGTTCGTATTTATTCTTTAGCTTCTGTATGCCAGGAACAACTTGCTTGAGCACGCCATCCTTTGACTGCTTGATCGATACAAGAGCACGAGGAGGCTCAATGCCATTGGTCGAGTTACTGATCTGAGCAGAAGTCTCGGCAGGCATAAGAGCCATCAGAGTAGAGTTGCGAATGCCTTTCTCGGCTGCTCGTTCACGAAGATCATTCCAATCCATTCTGTATTCAGGATTTACGAGCTCGTCAACTTCTTTCTTGTATGTGTCGATGGGCATTAGACCTTCGCTATACTTAGTCTCATACCATTTACCACACTGCCCTACTTCTTCTGCAAGGTCGACAGATGCCTTGATTAGGTAGTACGACCAAGCTTCGGCGTACTCATGAACCAGATCAAGGTTAGGATTGGAATAATTGCTATCATTCTTAGCCAACCAATAGGCGAAGTTAATAATGCCAACTCCAAGAGGACGGCGAGCCATAGTGCCCAGTTGGGCAGCTCGAACCGGGTAACTTTGGTAATCGAGGAGCGCGTCGAGTGCTCTAACGGCGAGCGTACACGGCTTCTCAAAGTCACTTGGCTTCTTGATCTTGCCCCAGTTGATGGCTGCAAGTGTACAGAGTGAAATCTCTCCATCTTCATCGTGAATATCCTTTAATGGTGTTGTTGGTAGTGTAATCTCACAGCAGAGGTTACTCATCTTGATTGGTGCTGCTGCTGTGAAGGATCCATGCTCGTTGGCATGGTCAACGTTCATCAGATAGATTCTTCCAGTATCTTTTCGTTCTTGGACAAAGGTTGAGAAGAGATCAATCGCAGGGATGGTCTTTTTTCTGATTTTGGTGGAGCGCTCGTACTTTTCGTAGAGCGTACGGAACTCATCAACGTCTGAAAAGAACGCTCGGTACAGATCCGGGCAATCATGAGGCGAGAAGAGGGTGATATTACCTCCAGAAAGAAGTCTTTCATACATTACCTTATTAAACTGGACTCCGTAGTCCAAATGACGAATACGATTGTCCTCAGTGCCCTTGTTGTTCTTGAGGACTAGAAGGTCCTCGACTTCGAGGTGCCAGATAGGGTAATAGAGCGTAGCCGCTCCTCCACGGACGCCCCCTTGGGAGCACGATTTGACAGCAGTTTGAAAATGCTTATAAAAAGGAACAACTCCAGTATGAGAAGCATCCCCATTACGAATGGGACTGCCAATAGCCCTAATAGAACCACCACCAATACCGATTCCAGCTTTCTGACTAACGTACTTGACAATAGCGGAAGCAGTAGCGTTGATTGAATCCAGAGAGTCATCGGTCTCAATAAGGACACACGAGCTAAACTGACGTTGAGGAGACCGTACACCAGCCATAATAGGGGTGGGAAGAGAAATATCAAAAGTAGATAGAGCATCATAAAGTTCCTTGACCCACTTTAGTCGGTCTGTCTTATAGTTTTGGAAAAGAGTCATGGCAATCAGCATGAAAGCCATCTGCGGCGTTTCGTAGAACTTATTGGTCACACGATTGCGGATCAGATACTTACCACGGAACTGCTCCATGGCTGCATAGGTCAGTAGGTCATCGCGGGTATGATCAATGTACTTGTTGAGATCTTGCCATTCTTCTGGAGAATATGCATCATAGATGCCCCAGTCATAGTAACCAGCTGTCGCTACCTCAAAGTAGTGAGTGAGTAAAGCAGTGGGCTCATACTGACTATAAACTTCCTTGCGAAGGTGATAGTTGATTAGTCGACCAGCCACATATTGGTAGTTAGGAGCTTCTTCTGAGATAAGATCAGCTGCAGCCTTGATAAGCGTTTCTTGAATGTCAGTAGACTTGATTCCATTATAAAACTGAATATGGGTCTTCATCTCGAGTAGCGAAGATGAGACGCCCGATAGTCCTTCACAGGCAAAGTTGGTAACGCGATGGAACTTATCGAGGTTCAGTTCCTCTTTTTGTCCATTGCGTTTTGTTACTTGAATCATTTTTATCTTTCCTAACTGTAGCTTTATATATCTGTGCTCAAGGGAGCTTTCTTTCAAACTCTGCCTGAGCCGCCATATCATCTAGAGCTTTCTTAACATCGGGGAAGTGGTGGCTGATAATATCCCAGCACTGTTCAGCGATGATGCGATGTTCTTTCTGAGTGGCCTTATCCATACGAAGTTCGCAATAGTGAACCCATGAACGAAGTGTGCCAGTAACAATCATTACAGACTCGGTATTGCCTTCCGGAAGCACTGCACGAGCCTGTTCCTTGGCAATACCGTTTTCGATCGCCCAGTCATAAGCATACCGAGCTTCACCTATTACTCTGGCTTGTCTAATGTTCCAATGTTCTTGCAGTAATTTATTATCGCCAACTTCGATTGAGTTCTGCCGATTGGTTTTATCTTGAAGTCGGGCTTCTCGCTTAACAAAGCCAAGATCCTTCGTTGGATCGGCGTAACGCTGAGAGTATTCTTGGAATGAGAAAGAACGATGTCGCAGAATTTGACGAGCGATATCTCGGGTTGTTTTGATTTCCATTGAGACATGGATCATCTCCAAAGGTGACCAGTGCTTGTTCTTGATAAGATACTGAACCAGCTTGGGCGCTGTTGCTGTGTTGTTTTGGTTAGAAGGATTAGATACCCTCGCTGCCCACGCTACGAGTTCGTTGGCAGTCGTGCATCCTGTATACGCACTTGGCTTTGTAAGCCCTACTAGATTTACTTCACTCATTTTTCAAAAGTTTCTTTCATTGTCACGCGTGTAGATTCTACAGCTTTCAAGTTAATACCAGCCTGGTATATCTTGTCGACGTCTCTGTCAAGAAGGCCTTGGGCCACATCTTCCCAGTAGATCCTAGCAATTGCATCTACTGCTTCATCTACAGTAAGGTCTAACTTATCACTCATGAGATCCAATACTCCTTACCCATACCCTGCATCTCGCGATGCTTCAACAACTCTCTCATGATATCGTCATAGTTATATGACATTGCAACTGTATAGCAGTTGCCTCCAATGTTCACATCGTGATAGTATTTCAGTACGAACTGTCCTTGATGATCTAATACGATTGCATAACCACGTGAATCCATATTAACTTGTCCTCATATCATTATCTCGCCAAAGCACTTGTTCAATATATTCGATCTCTGCATCCCAGTTATCGAACGACCATTCCGGCATTCTCTCTTTAAGCAACCTGAGAAAATCCATAGCTTCTTCGTGCGTCACGTCTTTCATATCAACCCTTCATTACATATTCAAGTGCTTCGAGTTTGTCTTGATACTCGGCGATATACCCAAGCTCGAGCTCAACTGCAGTCATGAAATCAGTATGCTCATGAATCGCCATTGGATTGTTCATCATAATTCGAACATTCATTGCATGCTTCTCAACAGAAGATTGCAGGTGTCGACGTAGTGTATTGTAGATTTCAGTTTTCATTGTTCTACCTCAAATGTTTTTACTTTCTGGAATCGTGGAACGTTCACGTATCCGTTTGCCTTTAAATCATTGACACGGGCCAGAGCATCGTAGTACTCAACGTACTGGCCATCATTGTACCACCAGAAGTGGTCCCATGGCGCCCATAAACGGGGCACACGTTGATACTCGACAAGCCACTGCTTGCCGACTCTAAAGATTCTAAGTTTCTTGATAGAGATCTTTTCGTACTCGATCCCAAACTCGTTGTCTACTAACTCAGTCATTCTTCAATGCCTCCTCAGCAATGTTAGCACATGTGTAACCATGGCCATGACCATGTGAGTGTCCGAACTTTTCAATACGTTCCAGGGCTTCTTTATATCTCCGAAGAGTTTGTTCGGTTTTAGAACGCTCGAGAGCTTGCCCATATCTTACAGCGTGTGCGGTATCTTCGTCAATCATATCTTCTTCCATTGCGACAATCTTAGTGTTGCTGCCAGCCCTGTGAACGTGTTATCGTTGATCATGTTACGAATAGTCCGGGGCGTATAGCCAACTAGTACCATATCATTTATATCTTTTTCAACTACGCTATCTGGCCAGATGCAGACAGGATACTCATGTTCGATCGCTTTCTCGATCTTCTTTACAGTATCTTTGCTTCTAGGTTCATTATCGTATACAACCACTATATCCTCTTTCGACATATTAAGCAACGCTAATTCTGAAACAATATCACCTCCACAGGAAGCAATTCCGTTCTCTAGAAAGAGACTATCGATAGGTCCTTCGACACAATATGCAGTGGCGTTCTTGTTTAGAGTGTCCAGTCCATACCAGCGACCCATCTCTTCCTTGAGCATGATCGTGATGTACTTGACAGAGTCCTTCTTGAACGCTCGGCCCTGTACACCGAACATCACACCATCCTCATCAAACAAAGGTATAAGTAGTCTGGGTTCATCGTTCTCTAGTGACTCAAACTTATCTGGATAGAAAGAGTTGACCCACTTCTTAAACTTCATACACAGGTATAGCTTGTAGTGAGTCTTGGCAGGGATCCTACGCTTGGCTACCCACTTACGTACAGGATGTTCTACGGGGAGTTGAGATACCTTCTTTAGTCCTTTGAGAGGATTGGTATCGAATACAGGCTTGGTCTGCTTGAAGTTGTCTAGTGTAGTAGACTTGGTATTGTTGTTTGCATCACGAAACTTCTCCATCACATACATCTTGTGTACTTCTGGTTCGAACTCTTTTAGAAAGTTATCGAATGAGTTTGTATATCCACAGTTAAAGCACTTGCAGACAAGGAAGCCTTTATCGGAATGCTGGAACGCATGCCACCGAGCTTTACTACGGTTTCTCTTTGAGTCCCCGCATGTGGGACAGCGTGCGTTAAAGTGATGAGCAGAAGTTTGCTTGAACTTATCAAGTCGACTGGAGATCTGCCGTAAAAACGTCTCGTCTAGATACAGTGAATTCACAATACATCCTATAGTTCTTCATTGGGACATATGTCAGTATACTAGAAATTGAGAAAAGGTCAACCGAAAATCTGCGCTAAATTCACTTGGCTAATAAGAACACCAACGATGATGGATCCACCAATGATCAACCAGTGCCACTTTTCCATTGCCGTAATACGATCGCTGAGTGCAGTGTGTTGAGTAGCTGATTCAGCTCTCATCTCTTTGATCTCTGTCATGATGTCATCATACTGGTTTTCGATCTTAACACCGAGCTCTTTCTCGCCCGATGAAATGCGCGCGTGAAGCTGCTGCACTTTCTCCTCGACTTCCACTCTGCGTTTCTCCACTAGATCTGATGTTTGTTTCATAATAAGTTCTTGGGCAGTCAGCTTCGATTCGTGGACAGCTATTAGCTGTGACAACGAGGTCGACACTTCGGCTAGCTTGTCGATAGTGGTGTCAAGGCGGTCGACAAGAGTGCCGACTTTAGCCATGTCCGTCTGCAGGTACGAGACATCTGCAGCGAGCTTCGTGATGTTAGGCTGGGCCATTACGCGTAAGGATCCTCTTCCTTCTTCTTCACCTTAGGTGCAAACTTCTCGATACCAGTGATACCGAGACCTGCAATAACAACGAGCATAACAGCGTCGAGGATGTTGTCAGCTATCGCATAACCCCAGAACAGGTTGGCTACAAACGCTACGCCGATTAGAATCGCGAATACGATAGAGATGATTCTCTTCGACGAGGGTGTGCCGCTACCGTCTGCAAGGATACCCTTGATGTAATCTAAAACTGCTTTCATTATCCGTCTCCTTTAAGATTGCATAATGAAAGAGATATCAGTTACTTCTTTTTGGTAGCCTTCTTGACCTTCTTGACAGCTGCGTCAACCTGGGCAATTGCAACTTCGGCCTTTTCTGCTACTTCGTTGATCTTTGCGTTTGCTTGCTTGTACTTTATATCTGCAACAGCTTTTGCAAATTCAAAATCTTCTGCATTGATCTTACCGTCCTTATTGAAGTCAGCAAAGCCCAACCATTTCTTAATCTTATCCCACATTTTTCTTTTCCTTTTTCATCTTTCCGCCGCGCGCTAGCGCATTCTGTGCAAGTCTTCTAGCAGCCTGTAGTGCAGCAGGAGAGTTGCCTTCTGTAGCACTAATAGTAGCCAAAGCCGCAATTAACATCAACAGGGATCTATCATCCTTCATATTAGGATTGTTGATGAACCTGTAGAAATTCTGTACAATGAAACTGATCAGCTGGTCGCGACCGTCCGGTGCTTCATCTTCTTCCTTGAGGAAGTCTTCTAGTTTCTTTGCCATTACTTTTTCTTCTCTTTTGCCATCTCGTCGACTGCGGCCTTATTCTGAATGATCCATTGCTGGAGCTGTCTTAGCTGCTCGGCGTTGGCTTGGCAGTTGGCGTAGTTTCCGATGATGGTGAGGAGGGCTGTATTGTCTTTAATTCCTGAGGGGCTCTCATCAGAAGCTCTGGTGGGGTCGGCATCACCGGCACTGGCACTAAGGTCGTGCGTGTACACCCAGCCGTTAGACATATCGTACTGAGGAGCAACATTGTTTTTAGCGGCATCAAGATAGACATATTCTTTTTCCCTAATCGTATTTGTTCTGTCAACATACTCTGTGACTACTTTATTACTTATCTCTGTATTCTTCTTTTCGAGATCAGCAACCAGTTGAGTCTTCTCAGCGGCGAACCTTTGCAGCTCAGCCTCAGCGTATGCAGATCCCTTCATGTAGCCATAGAAGAACACCCCTGCTAGGAGTGCACCTGCTGCAAGCAGTTTATATGGTAGTGGGATCATACCTAACATGTTACATATCCTTGAAGCGCTTGAGGACCTTTGTCTTCTTCTTCTGGCCAAGCAATGGATCCACATTTGCAACACCAGCAGTTACGTTAGCAGGAGCTTCTTCAGTCATCTCTGTTGACATATAGTCTGTAGCGGTCTGCATATAGTCATAAGCAAGAGTGATCTTCGACTGAACCCACTCTGGAAGATCTGTACTAGGCTCGAGCATATCATGGAGCTGCTTAGCATGCTGCATAATACCTTTCAGCTGAGACATTGCCATCTCACCTTCAAAGCCGTATTCTCTAGGATCTTTAGCCATTAAATATTCCTTAATGCTTCTACTATCTTGGGGTCCATTGCGATGTCGCTATTGTATACTATATTGTCTCTTGATATCACACCATGTATTTTATCTGGCATTCTGTTTATCAGAACAAGAAACGGTTTGAGGAAGGTATAGTATCCTCTGAGCTTTACGAACAAAAGAACTGTTGCCTCATCCCCGAAAACGTTGTACAATACCATTATATGGTTAAGGATGAGTCTCTCTTTGAGATCCCCAGTTATTTCGAATCTATTGAATAGTCTCTTGATATACTTGAATCGCTTCAAGTCGTCTAAGAACTCTTCGGTATCATAACATTGAGGGTTATCATAATGCTTAGCAGCATATACCACAAAGTTATCTTCATTAACAACATCAATCATATTATATAATTCTTACTTTGACGCTCCCATCAGCTACAAAGTATGGTTGGCCAAGTGCCACCCCATTAGTATTTGCTACTGAATCGTTGGCGAATGGTCCTTGGAAGATAGCCTTCCGAAGTGTGGATAATTCAGCATACTTGGTCGTGTTAGCGGAGACGTCTTCAACAATGAAGAGGTCCCCGCTAGCGATCGACGTGTTGGCCGTACCAATTGATGTCAATTCTGTAATCTTCTTAGCACGATCAGCCATACTTCAGTCCTTAGGTAGTGATTGTCAGTGTAGCGTTTGAAGATACCTTGCTGTCTGCACCAGTTGATGCAACGGTAACCTTGTACGATACGTTAGCTGTTTCAACAGCTGAGTTAACAGTCAGAGTAGCTTGTGTCGTGTTACCAACGTTTGCACCAGCCTGGATTGAATCGCCGTTAGCGTATGACCATGCATATGTCAGAACAGCTGTTGTAGGTTGTGCTGACGCAGCTACGGTGAATGTAGCTTCTTCCGAATCGGTCGTATTAGCTGTAGCATTCGAAGGTTGAGTTGTAATAGTGATGAAGGCATCTTCATACACTGTATCTTCTGCATCTGAGCCAGTTGTGATAGAGGACATAGCAACAAGAACTTCTGTTTGCGTACGACCCAAACGTCCACCACTTCCTACTGTGCGAAGTACCCAGCCTGCATGTGCCGCGCGATCGCCCGATCCTTCAGCACGAGCTGCTGTGACTTCGTTGATGTCAACTCCATACTGACCAATTGTTGTGCCAGTTACGAATGCATCTGCAGTTGTATTGCCAAACAATGCTGTTTGGTTGTCTGTATTAGCTGGAAGATTAACTTGCGAAGTGGCCCACAGGACCGAATTCGCTGCGTCATCTGTATTGCCCCATTGAGCCATTTGTATTCTCCTAAA